GTCTCCGGTTGCCGAGGATGCTCCGTAGTCTCCGGTTGCCGAGGATGCTCCTTTGTCTCCGGTTGCCGAGGATGCTCCTTTGTCTCCGGTTGCCGAGGATGCTCCCTTGTATCCGGTTGCCGAGGATGCTCCACAGGTGCCGGTTGCCGAGGATGCTCCATAGGTGCCGGTTGCCGAGGATGCTCCGTACTTTTCATCGCTTTCAGCGTCCTTGTTTACACGTTTTACCGTATATTCGATTGCAGCTTTAACAAGACCCGCAATGCTGATTTCTGCTCCGATCTTAATTTTTGTAGATGCTACCTTAGTATCCTCACTATGTTTCTGGATTTCTCCGCTCTGCTCTACCTCGTGATATACACTTTCAGACGGAGAATAATATCCCAAACAATCCAGCGGATACTCGCAAGCGTGAAATCCATGATCGCAAACTTCTACGCTTTCTTCCTCGTATTCCTTTCCCTCTTCGTACTGAAAGCCACGACAAGTCATATATTTATTAAATCCTTTGTATGTTTTAATACTCTCTCCCATCTAAACTCCCTCCACCTTCAACGAACCATCATATACAAGTTTGTGTATCGTTGGATCATAATTATCATCAATATCATGTACCTCGCCGTGTTCATCCATATATTGCGGTTTTTTTGCTATAAGCAATATTAACTGCGATCTCATTGTTTGCTCGCTAGTCAAACTCTCCGCATTATCAACAAAAATTGGGGCACTCACGCCGTATAACTCGCTAAGAGACCGAATAATGTCAAGCCCGGCTACAATTTTATGTCCGCTGTTCAAAGATGAATATGGGACACCACCCACGGTACACTCACAACAATCTTTCATACCGCCATTTAACTGCATTTCAAAGAGTTTGAAATTTACGGTCTTGAAATGGCTGTTAATAGATTCTGAAACCTTATCCAGCTTGAAACGAATGAACTCTTCCAAGAGATAAAGCATCTGTTCCTGATCGGCAACTTTCTGCCCGATTTCTTTCTGCTCGTCACGAAGCGTTTCGATACGATCATCAATCGCCACATTGTTAGCCGCCTGCGCAATAACCTTGTTCACCTCTTCAAGCTGACTCTGCAGATCGGCTTTCTCGGCTTTTAAATCAGTAACAACCTTGTCTGCGCCCTCGGATTCAACCTTTGCAATATCAGCAAGAATCTTGTCATGCTCTGTTTTCAGCTTCACATACTCTTCATTCTGCGAATAATCAGCTTCTGCCGGGATCTCGGATAACTGCTTTGCATAATCATTCTGCTTTGCAAGTGCCTTGGATTCCTGCTCTTTGAGTGCCACAATGTCTTCCTGCAACTTGGCGTTTTCCTTTGTCAATCGCTCAATATCAGCCTTGCAAGCGTTGCCCTTGTCAATCAGACCTTTAAGTTTTGCGCCCTTTGCATCATCAAATGCTTTGCGTGCATCCTCTAACTGCTTGGTGGCACGTGCCTTGGCATCTGCCTTTTTCTGCTCAAAATCAGCCTTAAGAGACTCAATCTTATCCTGCGGCAACTTCTGACCACATAAGGAACAAACCGTTGTAGATTCATCAAATTTCCACTTGGATTCGTCAAAGAGATATGGCATTTCATCAAATGCCTTGGAAAATTCTGCATTGTATTCAACACCAAGATTTTTCCGCTCTGCATCTGTATCGGAAATTGTCTTCTCATTTGCCTTGATCTGATTTTCCGCAGACTGAATCTGATTATGTAAGTCATTGAACTCTCGTGTTGCATCATCCTTGGCACTGTCAAGACCTCTACGTTTTGCGGAAAGTTCGTCATTCATGACCTGCATAATGCCGGACATATCAAATTGCAACTGCATTTCCTTGCTTCTCAAATCGCCTAACGTGCTACCGGCATTCTCCATTTTCTTGTCACATTCAGCGATTCTTCTTACCAGATCTACCTTTGCAAGCTCCTGTTCTGCCACATCCACATCAATCTTGGATTTTTCTGCTTCATCAATACGCACCGGAATTTCAGCCTGTTTCTTCTTCCACCCGGATAACGCTTTGGAAAACTTAGCACGGATATCATCTGTGGACGGTGCTTTCTCCAACTCGCCGAGTAATGGGGCATACTTAGCATCTGTCTGCGCCAGTTCAACATCCGATACATCCGTTGCAAGGCGCATCAGAATATCGCGCTGATCTTTCCATTTCAGAGAAGAAAAATACTGCGGATTGGTCAGCATCTTAAACATATCCTCGCTCTGTGCCAGATTTGAAACATAGGCTTTGAAATCAGCTTCACTCTTCGGATATCCGTCAATCTCAAATGAATTGACATTGCCTTGCAAAGTAACGGTGTCGGTTCCACGCTTCTTAACCCAATTCTGCTTCTGAACCTTTGAAAGTTCCACTTCTTTCCCATCAACGTCAATAACTCCCACAACCTTAATTTCTACATTATCAATGCGGTTTCCGTCCTTATCTAATGGTCGAACATTAAACTTTTCCTCTCCGGCACTGTTTTTATTGAAAAGCAGCCATGTAAACGCATCGAAGATTGTTGTCTTTCCTGCGGCGTTCTGTCCTTTAATACTTGTCTTATTAGAGAAATTCACATCAAGGCTCTTAATTCCCTTGAAATTCTCCATATGTAATGATCTAATTTTCAGTTTCATTTTCCTTCTCCTTCCACTCTTTATATTTTTTAAGTGCCTCTTCAAAGCATGCTTCATCGTCAACATATCCAAGAGCTGACTCTATAATTTTTGAATCAATAGTTGTTCCTTTTTTTCCCATCAGCTCAATGTCTCTTTGGTGCTCATTTGCAATAATGGCACATGCTGTATGAACTTTCGCCCTGCATGCAACCAGATCTGCATATTCTTCAACGAAAATTGTAACGGTATTTTCTGCCATCTTAATTTTCCTCCTCTAATACATTAATTTTGCTCACAGACACCTCATATGCTGTTCTCTGCTCTTCTGTCCCATCTTCGTACATCTTTACATACCCACGGCTCTGAATGCGTCCGGTAAGTTTCAAATGCGTTCCAACCGGAAGTCCAGATGTATACACCGCATTTCTGCCCCAGACAACACACGGAATATAATCTGATTTGCCATAGGAACGATTGACTGCGATTAATAAATCTGCAATTTCTCTTCCAAGCGGAGTTTTCCTGTAAATCGGTTCTTTGCATACATATCCGTCAAGCTGGATTTTGTTCAAATCTGTATGCTCTCCCGGATTCGCTTTTTCAATTTCACAGACGAATACATATAATAACAGACGATTTCTCTTTTCCTCATGTTTGTTATAAGAACTATACACACCGGAAACATTAACGGCAGTGCCCGTGTATTTATCATTCAGATTGATTAATCTCTCTGAAATAATTAATGGGATAATATCAGCCGTCCCGCTTAATCTATCCACTTTGAGGTGCATATTATAAAATCCCTCTCCAAACACCTCATGGTTAAATTCCGGCTCTGTGATAATCGTTCCTGTAAGTTCCACTTTATTGTTTTCTGCTCTCATATTTGAATTTCTCCTTTTCTTGTGCTAAAATAGGCGCAAATAGCTTATGCTATTGCTTGAACTGGAATCATTCAGCTTTGGTCGGTTCGGATGATTCCTTTTCTTTGCTGTAATCAGTGTCAAATGTGATATAGGTAATACCGTCATCGTCATCAGACTCACTTCTGTAATCGTAATCTACAATCTCTTCTGTATACTCCTGCCACTCCCCATCTATTTTTGTTCCTATATAAATAAGAAGTAATCCAATCAATACAGGTATAGCAGTGACCGGATACTCCGTTGCATCAATGCAGATGCAAAACAGAAAAACAACGGTGCCGATCATTTCAATTACCTTTGCAAACTTCTTCATAGACACCTTACTCCTACCACTTATAGGAACCATTGGCAATCTCGTCACCATACAAGGAAACAAAATCTGTTATTAATGCGATAAACTCTGAATTTGTCGGCTTTCCTTTTTCCACTGAAAACGTATAGACAAAAATTTTGTTTATTGCATTTTTATTGCCATTTGTCCAAGTAACTTCTATCGCGTGCCGGATTGATCTTTCTACTCTCCAGACTGTATCGCCGTTTTCTTCTGCGATTTCAGTATAGAGTCCTTTAATAACGTTGATAAGTTTACTTCTGTTTTCAAGACATTTCTCAACCGCACTGATTATGTAACCGTAACCCTTAATGCTATGTTTTACGCCGATCTGATCTAATGTCTTTCTTAATGCAATGTTCTGTCTATCCATGAATACCTCCTGTTAATCCTTTCCAACTCCGTATCTGATTGCCATTTCCTTTACAATAGCTGTATATCCCTCGATCAGCTTCTTGTCCTCTGCGATAATATCCACATAGGATAATTTGTCTCTGGTCGATTTACAGATACCTTCATCAGCCATTCTCCTGCGCTTATTCGTAAGTCTCTGTTTCAGATTTACACCCATCCGCTTTGACAACAGTTCGTAGCTTTCGGCTCTTACTTGGCTATATGCCTGTCCGCCGCCAAGCTCCATACTGATTTTCCGCAGAATGTTTCCGGTATCATCACGCCATGATGTTGTATCAAGTGCAACCACTTCTCGGATGCTCTCAACTCTTTGTTCCACATGGTTCAGTTGTTCCGCCTGCCGTTTCTGTTCTAACTGCTGTTCTGCTACAGAATTGAAAATCTTCTGGAACATCTGCAACTCCGGTGATAATTGGTTGAGGTCAATTACCTTCTGTTTCACGCGCTCTTCCAAATGCGTAAAATACTCACGCGCTTCTTCTGCTTTCTCGCCATTTCCTTTCATGGAAAGTTTCTTTGCGAAATGTGCTGTGAGTTTGTAATCATCAGCAAAATTTCCTCTGCTACTTTCATTCGCCATTGATGGCGAGTAAAAATAATCCTCATTTTCAGTAGCAAATTCATTGTCTACAATATTCGCTTTCGCCCATCTGGAATAATGGCTTTTATCCATTTCCAAGAACTCATACAACTTCTTTGCGGTGGTCATTCCATTTTCATCGACACCAAGTGCAATCTCAATCGGCGTCTGCATTTTTGCTTGTTTTAACTCTTCCGTTTCCTCCAACTCCTTTCCGTGTTATAATTCCCTTATCATCAAATAAGGGAGGTGCTACAATGATTGAAAAGACAATTCATGACTTAGCTGTCACATATGCCAGTTCAAAACTTTCAGAATATGAAATTGACAAACGCGAAGCTCCACTTTGCGGAAATACAGAAATGTCATCCGAAGAAGTTCTGTATTTAAAAGCGGCATACGATTTTGCTGTCAAAAATCTTTCGGAGTAGGTTCGTACCTTTCTCCAACCATTGCATGAGAAACAGCTTCTTTTATCACTTCATGCTGTTTCTCCTCTGAAACGGACTGCTCAATGCGTTTTAGTGTACCGTCAATACTATTTAACGTGTTGAGCATTTCTTTTAAAATTTTCACTGCATTTCTCCTTTCCAGTAACTCTTTAAGTTACTTTCTTTGCAAAAAAAATATCCATTGGATTTTGGATGTGAAGATTATCAATCATAACCTGAATTTCGTCACTTCCAAAAACGCCCTTACTCATTCTCATATAAAATGTTTTTGGCGTAACTCCAATCATTTCCGCAACATCAGCCTGTGTTTTGCCATTTTCAGCAATAACGCCGCGAAGTTTGTTTGTATCAACCATCTTACTACTCCTTTCTAACTTCGTAACTTTTGAAGTTACTTTCATTATATTCCATTTTGGTAACTTGTCAAGTTATTTTTTTCTTGACGAGTAACTTTTTTGTGCTATAATAAAGTTACCAATAGGAAAGGAGGGAAACTCAAATGACAATCGGAGATAGGATAAAAAAGCAGAGAGAGCTTTTAGGTATTTCACAAGTAGAGCTTGCAGAGAAAATAAAAGTTTCAAAGCAAACACTATATAAATATGAAAACAACATTATTACTAATATTCCAAGTGATAAAATAGAAATTATTGGGAAAGTTCTTGAAGTTTCTCCATCTTATTTAATGGGTTGGGAAGATAATTTAGAAAACGCACCAGATATTCTTCCAGACCTTATGTCGGATAATGAATTGCTAGATAATTTGAAAATGCTAATGGAACTTAGCAAAGAACATCGACAGACTATATTTGACAATATAACCTATTGGCATGAAAAAGAGGGGCACTAAATGCCCCACTTTTTTTTGAATGAAAGTATTGTGTTATATAAAAATTTCAAAAATCGCTCGTTGTCGCACTTAACGACCATTTCAGTTATTTTTTCCTTGTAAAACGCTGTTTCCTCATTGCACTCATTTTCCCCCATATTGATTTCCTCCAATCATTCCGCACTTCCGATAGCGATACACAAATTATAGAACTTATGTTCGATATCGTCAACCCCATTTGACAAATTGCTACAAATTACAAACTCGTTTGTAGTTGAGGGACAAGAAAACGCCTTATCCCGCCCCTCAGCCAGAACTTGAAGTGCCCTTATCGGACAATTTTATTTTACAAATTTTCCCGCAAACATTCAATTTCTTTCGGTCGCAAGTTTCGACAGGTAAATTTCTTATTGTCGCAGAATGTCGATTGATTAGTTTAAATTTTGTTAAAAAATTAATTACTGGTTGAAAATTATGCATCTGCCAGTTATCTGTGATGAATTTTAAGTGAATAATTTTCCTTTCTGCCCGTAGGCTTTATGCAAAAGAGCCGGCTACACAACACACGGTCATGTAATCGGCTCTTAGGCGCTTTGGATTATTCAGTTGTCTTTACTGCATAGCTTATCGCTGATCTCCTTAAGCGCAGCATCTAACTTTCTTCAATTTTCATTTTCCAGTTCCGCATCGTAGAACTCATTTTCTTCCAGAATATTAAATTCATAGTTTTCTGTCTGTCTCATCAGGCATCCACATCTTCTGTGTATACTTTCCCTGTGATCTGCTCATATTCCTCCGACGTGATCCATTTACCTACAGCATTATGTACACGGTTCTCATTCCACAGTCCTTTGTCATAGTAATTTTTTACTTTTTCATATTTCTTACTCATCCAGGCTCACCTCCATCTGCATTGCCATGTAATCAATATCTGCTCTCTGTTTATCAATGCTGTCTGTATTTTCTGCTGTTTGTGCAGCGTTTTCAGCCAGATTCTCCGATACAGCCGTTATTCGCTGTTCGGTATCATCTGCTTCTTTCGCCAGTACAACCGTTTTTATGTCTTTCTGTAAAATAATCTGCTCTAAGACTACATATCCAGGAATAACCGATGTCAACGCATCCTCGTCAGTGTAAATTTTTAACACTGCAAGTTCTTCCTTATCCGAAAAAGCGTCCTGCAGCTCCTCACAGGTTTGGTTGCCTGTAAATTCGACATTCAGTTTTCCATCAACATAATTGATGTTATTAATTGTTAAAGTATTTTTTGTTGTTTTTAATTTCATAACATATTTCTTCCTTTTACTAAATATTCTTGACCATAAGTGCTTTTACTCTGGCAAGTGTATTACTTTTCCCGGACGACGTATTATATAACAGTACTAATACAGTTACATTTGAACCTGATACTGTTACAGTTTGAATAGTGGTTAAAGTTTTTCCGGAATTGTTATTATAATCGCAAATTACAAATCCCGTAAATGAATAGCCTGTTGGAATTGTAATACTAATTGTATCTGTTCTGGTTGCTCCTGCTCCTAAACCAGCGGCAGTGCTTGCGGCACTGACTATTTGTAATTTTGGTTCATAATTACTCTTCATCTGAGCCGCCATGCTCCCTGATACATTCGGATTTGCCTGCCTTGCATCAAGTGCATACCCTGCTACAGTTGTTGTGTTATTATTGATTACAGTTGGTATAGTTGGTTTATTGCTCAAATCATTATAACTGCCGCTAAAAGCAACTGCTTTCAGATCTGCAAACCACTTTGCGATTTTCCCGAACAAAATACTATGCTTTTCTCCGCTTTTGAGATTTTCTCTTGCGGATGCTGCTGTAAATGCTGTGGTATTCTCTGCTGTATCTCCCCCGGTTGACACTGCGCCAACATCTTTTGCCGTAAGCACTACATTTCCACGACGGAAAGAATCTTCATTTACACCTTTGATTCCGGTAACTGGAGTTCCGGCCAGCACGTCCCACTTTTCATCTGATGTTTTATAAATATTGGCACCTGCCGGAATTACATTCCCGGCTCCCTCTTTAAAATCATCCGTGGTTGTAAATTCGTCTGAAATATTGAACATCCACCCTGTGCTAACATCCGCAAGTGCCGGAAGATCTGCAAATGCAACTGTTCCGTGTGGCTGCAATCCACCTTTAAGTCCTTCTGATACATCTTTTGCCTGCTGATAGTAATACTTGGCATTGTCAGAATCCTCGCCCTCTCTGCTTCCTGTACCACCAACAGCATAACTCTGTGCCTTGGTTGCACTTTCTTCTGCAGATTCCGCCTTACCGATGATCTCCGCAGCCTTTTGAGTTGCAATATCTGCTTTTTCGGCTGCTGTATCAGCTGACTGACTGGCGGATGATGCTTTCTCCGTGGCTGTGGCGGATGATTCACTGGCGGATGTCTCACTGACTTTTGCGTTGCTTTCGGATGCCTCTGCCGCCGTAGCTGACTTCGCTGCCGCTGTTTCACTGGCTTTTGCAGCATTCTCACTTGCTTTGGCGTTGGCTTCGGACTTTGCCGCTGCCTGCTGGCTTGACTCTGCCTTTGCCACTTCCACTTTGATTTTCGCAAGATAGTTTGGCTCCAAGTGTTTTTCCTCGATGCTACCCTCTTTGACGATGGCAGACACTTTTCCATCCTTATCAATATAAAAAGCTACCGTATCAGAATCAAGGAACTCATACTGTGTAATCAGTGCCGACAGGTCTATGTACTGTTTCGTGCCATCAATCAGAGTCAGGATAATCTGCTGTGTAGTCGGGTTATAATCGAAGTTGATTGCGATTTTCTCCATCTGTGTATCAATCGTAATCTTAGAACCGTTCTTTTTTGTGATCGTAATGATTCCGGTCGATTCCTCGAATGTCACGTCTGCAACAAGAGTTGCTACCTCTGTTTTCGTGGCTTTTGTGGTATCAAGAGTGATTACACGATCATCAATAACGCCAATAGCTGCGTCCATTTTGTTAAGATTGCTTTCATTAAGCGGTGTTTCATCACTCGGGTAATTCTCCCAATTAATAGCACTATGCGCTTTGTTCATGGTCCTCACTCTCCCTTTCCTTTGCAAGCTTCATCTGCTCCCGTTCGGCTATAACATGTCTGTTTGCTTCTTCCTTAATCTGCTGCAGAATATCCTTAAACACTAGGTACTTAGCTTCGATTGGGACATCCTCACACAAATTTGCATAATTTATAATGTCGTTTTCAAATTCCCGAATTTTTGCATTTATCATAGATTTTCCACCTTTTCCTTTAACTGTTCTATCTCGTCATGCTGCAACTGCACTGTGGCAACCAGATCAGCAATCAGTTCCGTATATTTCAGTCCGTAATACTTTTTCCCATTGCTGTCTGAAAACGTTTTTGGACAAATATTCCACCCTTTTTCCGCTTTTTTCAAAACATCCTGTGCAATAAATCCATGATGGAACCCATCTTTTTCGAAATTATAACGATACGATTTTGCTCTTAAAGAATAAATAAACTCAGATGATTGCTTTTTGCTTAAATCTAAAATTGTGTTTTTTATTCTTTTGTCAGATCCATTAATTACTCCACCTCTGAATCCACCTACTCCGGTATCTCCGTCTAAATGGATCATCATGTGGTCATTATCGTTTGCGCCTTTATGCAATGAAACATTATTATATTGAACCGTACATTTATGAACAGGACTTTCAAGCGTCCCTTCCACTGTTCGAAATCCATCCGTTCCCATCTGTACAAGTGTTCCACTGCGTTTAAATTCAATAAGGTTTTCTACAGACTCTTCCGCTTGAATATGCATATATCCCCCGGTCATTTCCATAGAGCCTTTTAATTCAAGCAGTTTTGCTTTAATTTTGATGCCCTCGGCTGACTGGTTGATTTCTGAAATGACGCTGTCTCTTGTAACTTTGCTTTCGATCCCCTTTGATGTCTGCGTAATCGCACTGGACATATTGGATGAAAGCTGCTTAAGCGTGGTTATCAATGTCCATTTATATTTACCGCTGTTAATTCCGCCATCCGGATCGCAGCCATACAATTTTCCACTATCCTGATCTAAAAAACTGCGTCCATTATATTTGGATGATGCAGGGTAAGTATCTTGGGGTTTTCCAAAACCATAATAATTAATATCATAGCCATCAATATTCCATGCCTTCAACGAAGCACTGACTTCTGACCGTATCTTAGTTGCAGTTACCTCTATCTTTCCGGACAAATCGCCCTCTGCTTTGCTTGCTCTCGTAACTTCCGCTGTAATCTTGTCCTCATTAATTTTAATAGCTGCTGCAAGTTCAACTTCCTGTCCCTGTGCCCTTTTAACTTCTGCTGTAATACTGCTCGCATTTTGCGTGATTCTCGATGATAAACCATCCGTTGTATTTTTAACTTCTGTGCGAATTTCGGTTGCAGTTTGCGTGATCTGTGACTGCAATCCCTTCTCAACATCAGTTATCGTGCTCTGTGTCTTTTCAATGGTTCGCTCCAACACATTGCTCTTGCCTTTGAGCTTTAAAATACTTTTCTGTATTCCGTTCGCCCCGTTTGTCCGGTACTCTTCCCCATCCGCTTCCAAATCATCACGCAAAGCCTGTATACCTTTCAGGGTTCTTTTCAGAATATAGGACTCGATCAGTTCATATCTGGTCGGCAACCGCACTGCATCCCCGACCTCAAGACACGGATTTCCTTTGCAGTCCGCTGTAAACGGTCGGTAAACAATCCCTCTGATCTTGGAAAGAATATTTTTTGCAATGCCTTTCAGTTCTTTTGTGCCTTTTCCATAGACAAGAAAATTATCCTCGATCACATAGGCATTGTCTCCGGTGCCTACGATCACGCCAATATCATTCTTCTGCTCCCTGATCTGAAGTTTATTAATGGTTTTGACAAGATAATCTTCATATGTGGCAGTAACATAGAATCCTTTTCCTATCTGCGTACTCTTTGGATCGCGCGGAAACAGATCATCTGCCGGATAAAGGTCATTTCTCGGATATAATCCCTGTATCTCCTGTTCCAGATAAATATAATGAAACTTCCCGTCGCGCCCCATGTGCCCCATACAGCCATTGATCTCACAAATACAGGACAACACTTCCTTGCCACTCATAGATTCGCCTATGATGCTCGATTCCTCTGTATCAGAACTTGTCTCACTGGATGGCGTGACCGCAACTGTTTTCTCAATAGACATATTGTCATTAATGAGAGCAATGTCAGCCTGCTCAATCCCGAAGTACTTAAAAAAGCTGTCCCGGAATTGCTTCATTGTGACCGGATCATAAACTGTAACAGTCGTAGTTTTTCCATCTTTATCTTTCTGCTGCTCTTTATGGGATGGAAAGACAGTGTTATACCATGCTGCCACATCTGCATTTAAAATGTCATAAAGAGCATCATATGCAACCACATCACGGCACGTCCTGTCTGCCGTGGGCGTATCAGAATCAACCTTATATCGTCCGAACTGGAACGGGATATCTGCATGTCCACCAAGAGACATCTTTACTGTCATCCATCTGCCCTTCATTGGCAAAAATGTATTTGACACCGTAAATTTAATCATGGCAGCTTCACACGAACCAAACGTCAATTCCTGTTCTGAACACAAACTTTCTGTCAATTCGAATTTTTCTTGGTGTAGTTCTGTATTTGTGATATTGATTTTTCCGTCATCAGATACGATGGATAATTGCTTATCGACCGTATCTTTTTTGAACAAGTCGCCATATTTATAATTAACCACCATACACACCCCCTATGAAAGCAAGCCGAACTGAATTGTAACGAATTATTCCATCATATGTTCCGTATATCGTAGGCTGAAAATCTGCCATATAGCCGTACTGCGTCACATAATCGTCATATTCCGGGATATACGCTGTGATATAGCATGCTCTCCCTGTCGCATTTGTGAACTGGCTTCGAATATTGTTTAAAACCTCACTAAAAGTCTTATTTGTCAGCATTGCCCGTGTCTCAAACTCCACTTTTAAAGCCTTTAATTCCACGGCATTTCTATGCAGATAACCGTTGGCATCCGTATAATCATCTAAATCCTGCATATTAACATATGGACTATATGATTCCGCTTTCATAAAAGACATTGGCACTATGTAATTTCCAATCTTTAAAAGCCATCCGCTGTATGCCATACGATCACCTCCAATCAAGTTACTCTTTCAGATTTACAAATACAAACACCGTTATCATCACTTAAAAATAAGATTTCAGTTTTTCCGTCCGGCAGAATATCCGCCACAAAGCAATTATTCGGATTTCCTATTGGTGTCCGGTTTTCCGAGCACTTACCCCAGTCTATTGGTTTATATTTTTTCATGGCTATTCTCCTGAAAATAGGTATAAAAATAGTACCTACCACCAATTTGATAGGTGCCACTTCTTTTTCTTGATCTATTTTGTAATTACTTCGATATTGGGCGATTTAATCACAATTTTCTCCGGTGTGTGAATTACTCCCGTGTTCCCATATGTAATCCTGATTTCTGATTTGTTCATAAAATTTCTCCTAAATTTCATACTCCGGGTATGTTACTTCCCAAGCATCCCTGTGATAAGTGTTAACCTCTCCATAATTCGCATCAAAAATCTTTTTTACGCCATATCCAAGTTCAATGCTCTTTTCTTTGAGTTTTCGCCAATTAAATGTTTTCCAGTCCACACCGTTCATTGCTGCAACACGCTTAATAGAATACCAGTCTTTGCTATAATCAAGTTCCTGTTGTAACTTTTCCTTTTCTTCTTCCGCTGCTATTCTAGCAATTCTTTCTTCTTTCAGCTCCGTCAATATCTTAATACCAAAGTCTGGATTGCTTAAAATATTATCAATTACCTTATCCGTAGCATACATACCATGTTTCCGGATGCTTGGAATGACTTCCATTGCGAGCCAGTTCTGGAACTTGTCCGCCGTTTTGTTGCTTGCTTTCATACCAAGGCGATAAAAAATCGGTTCTGGGATATAATCGTCTTTCCCAACAAGTTGGGAAAATCCAAACTCTATACAATATCCATTCATAGTCTCCCATCTTACATATGTTTTTCCGTTCTTTTCCTGTGTCCAGCCAAATCCTCTAGCTGTATCCTCTGCATTAATAGAAATACTTCCGTCCTCATTTAACATTGTTCGTGCTGAAAATCCAAGTTCTGGATTATTAAAAACTTCAATGTTATTTTCCTTAACTTTAGTTGCAAGAGCTGTATATGCCATACTTTCTATCTCCTAAATTTCCGAGCCTTGCATTTCGCAAGGCTCAACCTTTAAATTCACGTGCGTTAGGAACATACCCTAACAGGAGTTACACGCTATATATTCAATCCATTCGGATGAATTTTTAAATAAAAAGACCGCCAAAGACTGAATCTCTTCAATCTCTGGCGGTCACGAATCCGCACCTATTCCTCATAGGCTTGCAGGACGTCCTAAATTTCTTTAGGTCTTACCTGCGTGATTTTTAATTATTTTGTATTCTATACCATATGCCAAAATCTGTCAATCAAATTCCAACCTCTGCTGCATATTGGCATCGTCAATCTGTTCCTGCAAAAAATACGGCGTCTGATAGGCATTTATCACTTGCACTGCCTTATCACACTGGCTACGCTTGATGCTCTTGTAAGACCGAACACCAAAGTTGTATTTCAGATTGGCATACAGATTGTTGTAAACCTTTTGGCGCAATCCACGGTTGCTGTATGCGCTTGACTGTTTGCCGCCCATGATTGAAACGCCTTTCTTTCTGACAGCTTCCGTAATGCGGTCGGCTTCCACCGGAAGTATCGGTAAGTCCATCTTAAGACTTTCCAAATCCGCCTTGATTTCGTCGACCTCTGCTTTAAGCTCCGTGTGCCCCTGTGCAAGCAATGCAATCTTCCCGTCCGTGGTCTGAGGCATCATATATGTACCAGTCTTACGAATGGATGGGAGAACTTCGGATGTTACCCATTTCTTGAACTTCTTCGCACTTTCCAGTTTGCTGCCAAAAATGAGGGAGTACAGACCGCTTTCATTTATAACGGTTATATCCCTATTCTGACCCTGACTCACCATTTTGGTGAGTCGCTTATCCTCTTCGTCTACATGACGGTTAATATCTCTACTACCGTTTTGGTACCCCAGAATATCCGCTACGTCTTTTCCCACAAACCACGGCTCATTGTCAATAACTACTGTTCTAATATCTCCAAACTCTGGATTGTTAAAAATCTGAATATTGTTCATCAGCAAATCCCCCATTTCTGCTTAAATGAAATAATTGTGTTCAAAATAAACTGCAAAAATTTTTCGTCCTGTATGCTCTGGATTTCCGTTATCAGCTGTTCTTTCATCTTGCACCGCCTTTCTTTACAAGGCGGTAAATACCGTCGTGATCTATTACGTCCTCATCATTCAAATCTGCCATAAATATTACAACGCCGCGCAACAATTTTTCGTTATCACATTGGATTGCAAGCCGAGAAAGCAACGATCTGTACTGCTCAATTTGGCTCGGTAAATAAGTTCCATCCTTTTTTATGATTTCATTTCTGAAAATGTCCTTAAGAATTTCGCTGGCAATATCAACCTCATCGGATTCGTTCGGCAGTCCGAGCAAATTCATGGCTGATGTTACCACTTTGCGAAAACCAATCGGAGAAAAATTATCAATGTCCGTCTCGGTACTCCAACCACGGTTATACTTCATCCTCTCGATTTCCACAACATGATTCACTTTCTCCATCAGCGCGTCACTATTAAGTATCGTTCTTACAATTTCTTCAATGTTTCTCATAGATTTTTCCTGCCTTTCGTTTGCTGTTTGACAACCATTCCAAAAAGCGGTATAATCCATGTATCAACCGCTTTTGGTGGCTGTAAGTGTAAGAGTAACCGTTACTTGTCTAGGGCTTCGGTTGCTCTTATTTCGTTATAGACCTTATCAATCCCCTTCATTACTACATCATATTGCGTCATTCCGGTCTTTTCACAGCAATATAGAAGTTTTTCTCTATCTTCTTCTGTTGCTCTTACTTTTATAATGTTATTTTTGGGATTATCTGTCGGTCTTCCTGTTCTTGGTGACACTGTTTCATCTCCTTTCTTTTGTGTACACATAAATGTTAATATATGAGTACACAAAAGTCAATACCCTTTTGAAATATTTTTCAAAAAAAGAAGCGCATCTCTGCGCTCCCTCTTATATACCCGCTTTCCCCAGTCTTTCCCAATCTGCATCCCTAGTACATTCATCCTTTTTCTTCAATAAGTTTTCGTTCTCTTTTTCCAGTTTTTCTATTTTTATTTCCAATTTCTTTTTCTCTTTTTTCAATGCAATATTCTCTTTTTCCAAATCGTCCGCACGAATAAGCGCGTTTGACTCCCGATTAAAAAGATCAGTATTGTGCGCCTTTAATGCATCTTTTTCTTTATTTAACTCTCTTATTTCCCATTTGTAATTCTTTTTATCTTGCGTCATCTTAATTTTCAATTCTTCTATCGTTTGATGTGCTTTATTCAACTTCTTTTTGCACTCATTTAGTTCTGATTCAGACTCCCTATTCTCCATCGTAATTCTCCACATATTAAATCCAAATTTATATGAAAGTGTAGCCACAATCATTACATATAATTTTATTTATTTCATATGTTTGATCTTTTCTCAAAATCTTTTCCTTTTTATTTACTAAAGTAAACGGTTTAAATGGATTTAGATTTGCAGTGTATCTTGTCTTTGTTTTGCCTGGTACAAATTTCTGCTCCGTATAATGAGAACAATTTTCGCTCCCACATCTTGGACAGTAAACCTCTTTTTTTTCTCCGAATAAAGTATATTTATATATACCATTAAATCCCGTGTTTTGAGATCTTTCAACAGAATTTCTTAAGAATAATTTTCCAACACCTGTAATCTCTGGCTCTTTTGGGCGTTCCCACCCTGTATCATTTTCGTTTTCTTGTTCGTATGATTTATAAAATTCACTTTTTCCCGCAGACATTTCATTGTTTTCGTGTTGTTTCAACGGAAATCCGCAATTGATACACATTTCTGCTTTGTCTGAAATTTCTTTTCCACATTCAGGACATTTAATCAACGCCATGTGTTACCCTCCCACCACTTGTAATAAAATGATTCTACCACAAGCGGCGGTATTTGTCACTAGAAACTATATGCTTCTCTGCCCGTTCTATTAAAATATTCTCTTGCGTATTTTCTAGCACTTCTTCCTATCTGGTCTTGTGTCACACCAAATTCTTTTTCGAGGATTCCTTGCAATAACTGATTTTGCTGTTTAAGTAACGCAATTTCCTGCTGTGACGTACTGTATACAGCATCACGAATACCTGTGATCTCCTGCCCCCCAGCAACTGCTGTCTTTCCTCCAACTGTTCCAAGGATTTCCGGTACGCCGTTTTCTCCTGCCATAAACATGCTGTACTGTTTTGGAAAACCTCCTGCGGCGAACGTTGGGATTTTTCCAAGGTTAATATTGCCAGCTTGAATTATTTCTTTTCCACCAATATTTACAGAATCCCATGAAAAAGACAGTTTTGAATTAAGCCACGTTGCAAAATTATTCCATACCTGCTTAATTCCTGCAACAGCATTATCAAATGCCTGCTTCAATCCGTCAGAAATGCCACTGAATGTCCAATTATCTTTTGTAAAATACGGTTCTACATGATTTGTCCACCAAGAACCAATTCCAGATGTACTCCACCAGTTACTAAATTCGCCCCATTTTTCAGAAAGACCTTTTTTCATTCCGTCTCCCTGCTCATCCCATCTTTTTTTTGTAAACCATGGCTTCACATGATTTTCCCACCAATTATATATTCCGGTATTCTGCCACCAATCGGAAAACTCATCCCATTTAGCAGACAATCCCTCTTTTATTCCATTCCCTACTTCCATCCACTTTTTCTTTGTGAACCACGGGAAAATGTTCTCCTGAATGTAAGTTAAAGCTTCATTCCACTTTTCTTCTATTTTACCTTTTATTTCTCCTATTTCTGTCTGTATTGAAAGCTTTTTTTCTCCCCAATATTCTTTTACATCTTCCCACCATGAAGAAACATCCTCTAAAGTTGTTGTTAATTTATTGCGAACGGGTAGTTCTACATTCAATCCCCACCATTCTTTGACATTGTCTTTGAACTCGGAAATCTTCTCCTGTAAATTTGGAAGGACGACATCTGCTCGTAAATCTACATCATCTAATCCGTTTATATTCTTCCATTCATCTATCCACGCCTTTAGATCAAAGCTGTCAGGTACATTTAATTTATTAGGCATATTATCATTGAACTCATTTAATGCTTTTTGGAAATCATCTAATGATTTGTAATCTTCCTTTTTAGGCAGATTTTTGACAAATTCATCAACATTCATTCCATTTCCAATGCCTAATTTGTCCATCACAGTATCATGGCTCAAAACTCCACCGCCATATGCATTAATCCATTCAAACGGATTAAGAAGTTGTTTAAAACTTTCCTGAAGATATTGCAGAAAACCGCCTTTTTCATACGCTTTTTCTAAATTATTAGCATCTTTTTTTATGCTATCTTTTCCAACCGTAAAAGATAACGTTGCCACTACTACAGCAAGTGAAATAGGAATTGCATAAGAGAGCAATGATTTTACCGCCGTTGAACCAAAAGCGGCTGTGAATTTCGCTCCTATTAATTTTCCAATAGTCTCCTTGAGAAGTTTCCCTGTTAACAGTTTGCCTGCAAGTTTCAGAGCAAATGCTCCAAGAAGAATTTCAACTGTCTCAATATCAATGTTTGAAAGAAAATCTTTTACGCCTTTCCAAACATCAGACCACTTGATATTTTCTATCATGGTCTTAATCGTCTTGTAAACTCCCTGTACCCAAACATTTATATCTTCTGCAAGTGCCTTAAAATCAAATGTCTGGAAGAATTTATTTATTCCCTCTGCCAGTGATTTTCCAAGGTTTGACCAGTCAAATGTCTGGCCAAAGGAAAGTGTGGCATAAATCGCCGTATTCAGTGCCCCGGCAATCGTTTTTCCTACATTTCCAAACAGTCTCGGATTGATAAGACCATTAAGGAAATCTGCCAAGCCTTTGCCGAAGTTTCTTGCCTTGGAATAAATCTTATCCCAGTTGATAGACTCCATAGCTTTTGATAAGGCATCACTGATGTATTTTCCAAGTTGTTTCAGATTTTTAATATCACTTTCGTAATTTTTAAAAATAGTATCTGTCTTGACAAGTTTACCGCCACTGGCACCGCCTGATGCGCCACCACCGCCGGAACCGCCCGAACCTTTTTTGCCAGAACCATCATTTGTGGTAATCAGTTTCAATTCATCAAACTGACGGACGCCCTTATTCATCTTGTCGATGTTCTTTGCCGCCTGTCCGGTATTGTCAGCAACATCGCCTGCGCTCTCTGCCGCATCTGAAAAACTATCTGCAAGACCTGCACCGGAATCCTCATATTTCCATCCGAAGATTGCGCCTAAAGCGTTTGTAACCTTTGTAACAAAGCTGATAACAACCAGTAAAACGGAATTGAGTGCTTTTACGAATGGTTTAAAAGCATTGATTAATGCTCCACCAATAACACTGCCAAGCTGTTCAAATGACTGTTTTAAAATTCTGATCTGGTTCGCCCACGAATCAGCAGTACGCGCAAAGTCTCCCTGTGCTGTCTGCGTATTGGCAAGGACGTACTGATACCGGAGCATTGTCTTTTCAGCCTGTGACATAGACGCAATATCAGAATCTAATCCCTGTTTCATTGCCCACTCTTTAAGGGTTGCCTGTGTGAGATCAAGACCGTAATCTCTTAATGGACGTGTCTGTCCGGTAAATATTGCAGCTAAATCCTGCGACACAACATCCTTATCTATGTTATACAGAGATGCCATATCAGCAGTTAATTTTGTTAAATTCAAAGACACATCAGCCATGGAATCAGACAAACCAATATAGCCATCTGTCTGCTTATTCAAAAACTCATTGGCTTTCTTTATCAAACTGCTGTCAATTCCCATGGCTGTTCCCATTGCTTGGAATCGGCTTGCCGTCTGTTTCAATGTCAGTTCTGACATACCAAACTGACGTATAGAGTCCTGTGCAAACTCATTGACTTTTTTTGACATGTCACCAAAAGTAACATCAACAACGTTCTGAACCTCTGTTAATGCCGATGATATGTCGATTGCATTTTTTATTCCTCTGATCGCTCCGTACAGACCAAGATAAATCCCCATAGAGGATAAAATCTGTCTTGTGAATGACTTGAGTCCGATCAATGCTTTTCCTGTGGATGTCTTAAATCTAAGGAAAGAACCGGAAAGATTACTGATGCTGTTATTTAATCCAGTAATCGCACCGCCAGATCTGTTTGAAAGATTTCCAAGTGCCTGTGTCATTTGTAAAATATTTGCGCTTACATTTGGTGCTTTTGAGAGTGTCTCAAACAGATATTTAAGGTTGTCAGCAAGCAAAGGTATATTTGTTACTGCACGTCCGCTTGCAACGCTTCCAAGCCTTGATATGGCTGTTACAAGGTTGCTCATATTGGTCATATCAAAATTCAATGCACCTATCTTGTTCATCTGGCGTACAAAGTTTTGTAACTGCGCAGATAAAGCCGGCAGATTCTTTGTCGCCTGTGTAGATGCCTTGCCACCAATTTTTGACAGTGCCGACACCATGCTTGTGAGTCCGCTTGTATCAACAGCTTTAACACTTGCTATTCCAGATGCAAGATCTCTCACAGCAGAAGATATTCCGTGGATAGAATTTGCATCAACACCAGAAAATTTATTGAGTGCCCGCACCATTGATGTGATTTCCGAAGATTTACCACCTTTGAACCCGGTAGCTGCATCGGAAATGCTTCTGATTCCGCTTGCAATATTTGAAAGTTTTGCAGTGTCAAACGATATGCTTTCCCGGAGCCTATTCATGCTGTTTACAAGGCTTTCTATGGAATTACTTGCTTTTGCAGAGTCAGCTTTGATTTTTATTTGTAATTCATCAATGTCTGCCATATATGCACCAACTTTCTATGCAAAATAAAAAGACGGTAGGCTGTGACACCTTACCGTCCTTGATCTACTCTTTTAATTTTTCTCTTGTAACCGGTCCGCATTTCTTATCTACTGTAATTCCGACTTTTTTCTGGAATGTTCCAATACCGGTCGCCGTATCATTTCCAAGAATACCGTCCACATTACTGTTTCCCTTTTTATCTTTTTCATCCAGGCATCCGTGATAAATAAGCTCCGTCTGAAGCCATCTCACATCATCCCCTCTCATGCAAGGGAATTTTTTCTTTAAAATCCTTGCAGGTTCCGGGTATGGGTTTAAATGATCTTTTACATTTTTTCTAGGGTTTCCGCTTGTCACAATCGCTGTATGACCTTTTGTTTTTGTGACAAGAACATCTCCATTGTAAAGAACCATTCCTGCCGCATAACCTCCAATGTCATCAAACATGCCACTAGAAAGAAGTACAGATTTTTCATTTGCTGTGGTGAAATTTCCAACATCTTTTCCAGTTGCATGAATAATGCATGCACGTACCGTTGTGCCGCAATCTGCTTCTGTTTTTACTTTTGAATTAATACCATATTTGACAATTCCAAGCCGGTGTCCCTGACAGTAGCCAATATTATCATTATTGCACGCTGTAATCATTGATTCTGCCAGTTTATCCGCCATATCTTTTGTTTTTGGCCTTAACACATACCATCCTTTTTTATGAACATAAAAGTTTTGCATACTTACTTCTGTTCCGGTCTGATCTCCCGGTCTTCCACCGGTCAATTTCCCATTTTCATCATGTCTTGCAGATCCAATTCTCATATTTATACCTCCAAGTTCTTTTCTTGTTTTGGGTGGCTCAACTCATAGTTTGACTGCATGACTTTAAGTTTTGCCACAAATAGCTCTCTCTGTTTCTTTATTTCTTCTTCCGTCATTTCTGAATCATCTTTTCCTTGTTGCTCATTGATTGGTTTTTCAATATACTTTGATTTTGCTTTCCGACCGGCAAGGCAATGTTCTACTGCCACCGATACCGCAGACAATCCATATGTTCCAAACCACATCCACATCTCATTGTCTCTTTGCTTTTTATCTAAGTTGTAAGCATCCGCATAAGGCTGTAAATCAGTCGGACAGGACGTGTCTATGTCATGCACAGTAAATCCATACCCTTTCGTAACTAAAAGCCAAAATGGGCGGATTTCTGTACAATATCTTTCCCATGTAATTTCTTCCGGTTCTCCTGTCTTTACTTCCGTTTCGGTACTTTCTTGCGCTCCTGATTGAGCATTTTGGATAAAAAACCGTTTGCAAGCATCTCCGTCAGCAATGATTCATACAACATATTTCCATCTGCATCTTCCTGATCAAAGTAATCATCCAGCATAGAAAACACTTTTTTCATCTGCTTTTCTTTCTGTTCCTCATTGTTCGGATCATATCCAAACTCTTTTTCATGGAACTTCTGCGCTCCAACAAGAATCAATTCCGGCAGAAGCATAAGAACTGCATTAACTTGTTCGATTCCGTCCTCTATCTGATCTAACTGTACAATTTTGGCAATGATCCCACTCTTATAAGTAGCTTCATACCCAAATTTGATATTCAGTTCCTTTTCTCCAAGTTTAATCTTTGTCATATACTTTCCCTTTCTCCCTCTCTATAGGGAAAGGGCAGTCCGAAGACCGCCCTGTTCTTTTAAATTGTTTCTTCAAGCTCTGGCTCGGTTGTCTGGTTATCGTCAGCCGATCCAACCGAACTATTCGACTGACGTGTTATTCCCCCGGTGTAAAAGCTACAGCGGTGTCCATGCCCTTGTATTCTTCAATGGTAAGATTCATTTCAACCGTCAAAAGTTCGTTCTGACCAATCTCCGGCTGTGGAATCTGCTCTGGCGGCTGAGCCACAACAAAAAACGCGTCGGTAAATCCCGGGATAATAGTTTCAAACCACATTCTTTTCCCGCCGGAAAGCGCCTTATACGCCGTGATAAGTGCTTCCCACTCTTCCTTTGTGGCATCCGTAAGGTTTACCGTGATAGGGAAAGAGCCACCGGTATCTGCGCGACCCTTTACATATCTGGTAATAGCATCTTCTAATGCAGATGCGTCAATCTGTTCCGGCTCAATGTTGATACCGCCGATTGCGTTAATTCTTGTAAGCTGTTTAAACGATGTAGGCTTTGTTCCGGCTGTGGTTTCTGTTCCATAGCCAAACGTAATGCCTAACGTAGACAATCCTGCTTCTGCCATTTTTACCTCTCTTTCTACCGCCAAATAATGCGGTTATCGGGCGCATCTTTTTGCACCCGGTGCATAAAAAATAGAGCCTTTCGGCTCTTTTACATCAATCTGTCGTTGGCTCCGATTATCCGCCGGAACCTTGCAACGCTTCTAAATTTTTTTTCACTGTCATTTTTAAACTCCGGCATTGCTGTAATTTGAAATCGCATCTGTTTAAAGGCATCAGCTAAAATAGCCATAATCCCTTTTGCATCGCTCTGCTTTGTGTTTGTAATGACGTCAACCTGTATTGTTTCCTGCACCGCATTTACGGATGTGCCCTCTAAATCTGCCCCACGTTCAAGCCCCGGCATCTCATGGATGTAAATAGTCGGGAAAACAGGGTCTTTATCAAGGTTCTTTTCAACCGTTGTAAATGCAGTGTCAAAATTCATGCTTTTGTATTTTTTCTTGAGTTTTGGTTTGGCTATCGTTGCAACATTGGAGAAAATGTTTGTTTCAAGATCATATACCCACTGGTTGTCTGCCATTATCCAAACACCTCCTTCGCTGTCTGTGTAACAATCTGCCGCAACTCATTCGCGGTCAGATACATGAATGGTCGGCTTGGCATTCCCTCTGTAAACCACCAATCGCCATTGTCGTCCTGATAAAACCATCCATATCTTCCATCTGAAATCTGATGTATAGTTTTTCCACTTGCGTACTGCCACGAAACACCCTCCGGCAGTTTCCCATGATAAGGACTTTGCTGTCCCACAATTCCGGTTCCAAACTCAACAAATGCGGCATGGTCTGTACCGGCTATTACCGCCCATATCCCGCCGCCCTTAGTGCTTCCTTCGTATTCCACGTGAACACTTGAAATCAGTTCCGATGTGAATATTGCGTCAAGGTCAGCAATTTGCACTCTGGCAATCTCTACGCCCTTTTCCGCGAGTTTTTCTGCCAATAGCTGACATTTATATGTTAAGCTGTTTTGATAGGCTCTAAGCTCTTGTATTGCATTCTGAATAGACTTTTCAGACAGGCTCATTGTGATTACTTTCTTCCCCATGCCGCACCTACTTCACATTTTTTTGCAATAAGAACAAATCAACCGTCAATCCCTCGTCTGCAACACCTTTTACGATGTAATCAGCCGAATTTTCGTCAACGATTGTATTCTCTTCATCTTTGTACCTTACATCTGACCGTTTCCATACCAAAGAACCGACGTTCAATGGAAGTTTCCCTTTGTCCTCGACAATTTGAACAAAGTTTGTGGAATTGTCAACGCCAAACTCTTTTATAAGTGCTTCACTCAACTTATTGCTGATTGAAGAATAAAAAACCACAGGCTTCTCATAACCTGTGGTATACTCTCCGGTTGTTTTCGGTATTTTGTTTCCATCTTTATCGAGGTAATAAATTACATTTCCATCAGAGTCGGTATATGACGAATATTCGATGTTTCCATCCTCGTCCGTCACATACACCGGAACCTTTCCGCTCTGTAGCGAATAATTCATTTTTTGCTTGTTAATTTCAAGCATTTCACTTCACATCCTTGCCGAACCGCGTCCACAGTTCAGAAAGCTTTTCCCAGCCATACATCGCGACAAACGCAACAATAAATCCTGCAATAATAGCTGCCAAAATCATATACCATAAAATTGATGTCTGGATGTACTGCATGTATGCCACAAACGCAGCGACCGTGATACCGATGGAAAGAACAAATACCAAGATGTCCGTCGGAACCTTAGAAAATACGCCTACACCTTTGATTACCTGTGTTACCACAGACACAACAAATGCCAGCGTACCAATAATCGCCAGAATAATTGTCATGTTAGCAATTACCGACTGTATAATATCCATGATTAAACCTCCTTTTCATCATTAAGACGGGTTTCTATTCCGTCAATTCTGTGATGAGCCGATTTCACACTTTCCTCCACCTTTATGATCCTGTTGTCATGAGAATTGATTTCTTTTCGCATCTCTGAAACTTCATTTTTGATCTCGGTCGTGTTGTTTGAAATGGCATCCAACTTCATGTTAATGCGTGTGTTCTCCCTCACGCGTTCTTCAAGATCCGTGTTGTCTGTCCTTTTGTTGCTCTTCAAGCCCATAAAGACGGAAAAACCAAGCGACAGCACGCTTATAATGATTGCTGTTGATATTTCAATCGTCAAATCATATACCGCCTTTCATTTTTATGGCACACCGCCCACCACCGCTCAATGTGTGCCGCCTGCTACGTTTTGCCGACGTCGGCAAAACGTAACGCACAATCTTCTAACCAGATGGAATCCCATACGGTTATAATGCTTTTACAAACGGAAATACTCCAACAAACAAGCTTTCCCTGTCTTTCCAGCTACGGCTTACGCCGTTTTCTGAATAACTTGCCATATAGGCTTCTCCTGCCTGTGAATGGTCGTACAAGGCTAAATTGACGATTACATCCTCAAACTGTTTCAAGTCTTCGGATATTTTTTCATCCGTGTAGCTTTCCGGGTAATTCCGCTTGCTTACCACTTCATTTCTTGCCTGCTTGATAAGCTGTTCGATGTAAGGATTATCTTCTTTCTGGTCGAACACGACAACATCAGAAGTAACACCATCTTCATCCGTAACGGTTTCAATATGAAATTGTTTCAGTCTGATTTTGACCTGCTCTAATGTTGTATATTCGTCCATTCTTCCCTACCTATAATCCGAACTGCTCGATCAAAATGCGTTTCAGTTCCGCTCCACTGATTTCTTCTGCACCCTCGATCCCATGTTCAGCGGCAAGTGCCTGTAAATCAGCAGTGCTCATTCTGTTAATCTCTGTCTTGGTGTACCCTCCGGAAGATTTCTCTCCCAGAACAATGTCCGGGATTTCATCTCCTGCTTTGTACCATTTTCCATTGCGCTTTACCGTGTATTCAGCAATCATACCGCACCTCCTACGCAACTTTCATGACAACAACGCTGTCCATGCCCTCAAAAGTAGGCAATCCGATCATTGACACAACGCAATGAGTGTTGATCGGATGATTTGTTGCGTATGTATACACCGAAATACCGGTTTCTACAATAGAAAGGTTTCCGTCTGTTAAACTTCCGCTTCTCTCTTCCGGTGTCTTTCCAAAGACATAATCTCCAAGGTACACGCCGGATGCCTGCGCTGAAATAACTCCTGTAGGAATAAAATATTTGGTGGCACCGTCTGCCGGGTCGATGTAAAGTTTGTCGTAAACTTCAATCTCGATGCCGTATCCTCTAAGATACTCTGTAACCTGCCCCTGCTGTAAACGAATACCTCCATTGTAAGCAGTAATTCCAAGCACCTGTTTCTTTGTGTCTTCTGCCTTAAGAACCATCTCCCACGTTTCTGTATTCATGCTAAAACGTGCAAGGGAATATCCGGTTTTCTTTGCAAACTCACGTTTAATCTCGATAAGGTCATCAAGTGGCGTTGCTGTTTCGGATGCAGACCATTTATCGGTATCGCTTCCAGAAATATCTTTGTAATGGTCTCTCTTGTGCGATACTCCATTATCGGAAGTATAATCAACATAGTAGCTCTTGCCACCAATTGTTACCTGTACTCTTGGAATACCATCAGATGGTGCTAATAACTGCCAAATCTGGCGTTCCGGCACTACTCTTGCTCCTTCAATAAGCATCATCGGTTTTTTGCTGATTTCTCTAAGCACCTGGTTTGCCATGTTGGAATTTTCTGCCGACTGGTAATTTGCATACTCCTGCTCTTCACGCTCTGTTACCATGTAAGATTCACGGTAGAACGGCATCTCGTTCTGAATATCCGAAAATCCACCGACATCTCTTAACTCTGCCTGCGCATCAAAATTGGATGCCTTTAAGGATACCGGAAGACCGTTTTTCCCTTTGATAAATCTAAGTTCAAGGCTGTCCTGTTTTCTGGTTCCAAATTTCTGTCTACCTAAGTAAGGTGCAGAACCAAGCGTTTTTTCATAATTATTCCACATAACCCCAAGACTTCTTGCGGTAAATGCTTCTGCTAATGGTAATGCCATTCTCTAATACCTCCATTTTTTAATCAAAAAAAGTAACACGCGGTGTTGCTGCTTTTGCAGTTGCTTCCACGGTCACTCCGTTCGCTGTTACCTTTGCGCTGTCAATAGAACCCTGATATACATAAGTTCCAGGCGCATCTCCCATTGTTACGTCAACATCTTCCAGAAGATACCCTTTGCAAGATTCGTCATTGCTTGGGAACGGTGTCCCTGCCTTTGCAATCTTCTTTCCGTTTGCATCGGCACTTGACACCATTGTCTGCGGAACGATACACGCCGCACCCTCATAAGGAAAGAATTTTAAAATTCCTTTACTCTGTGTAAAGTCTCTTTCAATCGGTTTTCCCATAATTTACCTCCTATAAAACATAATGGTCTTTGGCTTCTGCACTTTCTGCAGGTTTGCCAAAACTGATTTTTTCTGCGTTCTCTACGTCCGCAGTTTTTTTATTTTCTCCACCTGCAGTACCGCCGCCCGGATTTTCAGAATTATTTGCAATCTCCTGTTCCTTTGCCTGCGCTGCCGCGGTTTCCTTTTCGGCTGTAATCTTTCCAAGAGCGTCATAATCAAGGCTTCCATTATCCTTGACAACGGATTTTGCCTGCTCTGCATTGATTTTTAACTTTTCCATCAATGCTTCGCGCTGGTCTCTAATGGCGTTTTTCTTCTGCATATCTGCAATCTGCTGATTTGCTGTCTCTAACGCCTTGTTTGCTTTTTCAAGTTCCGTGAGGTTTCCTGCTTCCATTTCATCCAGCTTTTTCTGCAACTCATCTGCGCTGTCTGCCTTTGCCTTAAGCTCTGCTGCTTTTGCCTGTTCTCTCTGTACGGCACTGCCGTAATCAGCAATGATTTTCTCAACATTTTCCTCACTGATACCCATTGCAATTAACTCTTCTCTTTTCATTGATTACCTCCGATATGTCTTTACGAATTTTTGCGGTGCAACGACACCGAATGACACTGTTGATTTTTACGCTCACAACTTTGCGAATTTTTATAAAATAAAAACAGCCACCGATTACTCGGTAGCTGTCTTATTTTGCTGTTTATTTAATTGGTTTACAATTTCCTGTGCTTTTTGTTCCTGCTCTTCTGCATCATCAATGGTTTTCCACAACGCATCTATATATGGCTTAGACAAGAGGAATGTCTTTTCAGCATCTCCCCAAAGCCCCACCGTTTTAATGGCAATAAGAGGATGTATGCCGCACTCTAAAAGCTGATATAGTGTTTGCGACTTTGTATACATATTGTCTTGCGGGCTATGATTGATTTGCACATCAAAATCCCTCATTGACAATTTCAAATCCTTGTCCTTAACGCGTATTACATTTAAGACAACTTTTGCAAGTCTCTTCTCTGCCGATTTCACAATTGGGTCTTTTAATTTTGCTCTTGTCTTTGAAAAATCCCATCCAGCCCTTAATGATACTGCTCCTTGTGTATCTCCTCCAGAGTTTTGGGACTCTCTGTTTGGTATTGCTAATATTGCCAAGGCATTGTCCCACAAATCATCTTTTGCCACCTGACACTGGCTCTGATTTAGTTCCTGCGTCATAATCTCAACATCGGCTTTGTTATCCTTGTTATTGGACTTTACCGTCAAAGCATGGCTCATTTTCATCTCTTCAAACGTTTTTGGGTCGATTTCACAGTTCACAAACTTAACCCAGTACTGAACAAACTGCTCAATTCCATCCATTCTGTTTGACTGCATATTGTTTATGGCATCCAAAATACCTATGACAAGCTCAATATCAGAAATTCTCTCATGATTATTTGGAAACTCAACAATAGGTATACTTCCAAATGCGTGCAATTTCCATTCAGAAACTACTCCATTTTGAATTTTGCATGAATAATTGTCTGTATAGCACAGTTTGTACCATCTTCCATCTTCGTCCTTAAGCTCCTGTACGGCAATCACCGGTTCTTCCGTACTCCGATTATAAATAACACAAGTATTCATCGGAGTAGGGGCAACAATCTGAAATGGTATTTCTCCATTTGAAAATCTCACAGCCTTAAAAGATGTTCCAGTTGCTGACTGCCACTCTCCTGCTTTAATGTCTTTTTCCTGTTTATTCGCATCCACAAGATAGTCATTCAGCGCATCCACTGCCCGATTAATTTCATCATCATCTTTTCGACTGATAAACTGTATTGGCTCGCCATATGTCTGTCCTACTTTGAACTGAACAATCTCATACGCATGATTTTCTACTATTTTGTTTGTAATATCAGCATTTTGCACCTTTACACGGTATAAAACAGGCTGGTCACCTTTGTAATATCGCCAAAGATATTCTATGATGGTTTTGTTGTAATAAAAATTTCCGATGCAGTCTCCCACCACATTGACAATATTATCTGCTGTGATGGTTTCAACATCTGTATATAAAATTTTTCTACCATAACAGCCTTTAACAAGGTCTTGGAGAGATTTATCATTTCTCATACTTTTCTCCTAAATAAACGTCATTCCGCTGGATGTTGACCGGGCCGGAAGAGATTTTAATTTTGTTTTTCCGTTATCTGGATAAAAAACGACTTTTTTGTGACACTTTCTGCATTCAACAGCAATATTCATTGTAGATTTTCCATCATGTATTGCTACTTTTCTTCCGCACTGCGGACAATATATTGTTTTTGGTATATATACCATAAGGTCCTCTTTTCTTTGCAAAAGAAAAAGCACCGGAGATTTTTCTTCGATGCTTTTTTCAAGTTGGGGAGGGTAAAGTGTTCAACTATTTGTTGACTTCTTCGATTATAACTATATCAGAAAAAAACCGGACATATCGGACAACTTTACTCTTTCATAAATCTATCGAACGCTTTTCTCACGCTGTCTTCTGTGTTATTGCCTCCTATTTGGTCGGCAACCTTATTCCAAGATTGATTTTCTAAAAATCTAAAGTTAATTATTCTTCTAATTCTGCTATCTTTTATATTTGCAATAAACTCTTCTACTTCATTTGTTTTTTCAAGAAGTTCGTTTTCCAAAATTTCGAGGGTGGTTTTTCTGGAATATAACAAGGTTTTTTTGTGCCTATATTCTGGCAATGGTATTCCTTCTATTTTAAAATGTTGGTTTCCACCATTTCCGCCAGAAACGCTATCAATAACCGTTCCTTCCTGCTCAATTTTTTCTATGTATTTTTCAAGCTTTTCAATTTTATTCCTTACTTCTTTTACTTCTTCTCTTAAATCTAAGTATTGATTTAAAATATCTTTGTTTACCATATCAATACCTCCTAAACGGATTCACTGCTGCTTCTACCTTTGCTTGTGTTCCGCTTCGCATCTCGTTTTCAAACAATGCAACTGAATCCGGTGCATCATCATGCTTTACTTTTCCACTTCTTGTCATGGTCGTAAGTTCTTTCATAAACTTGTAATATTGGCTCTGCCTGTCCATTTTCTTGAAATCGCGGAAATAATAATCTCGAATGATATTATCTCTCGCATTTTCCATTCGAGTTATTTTATTTGAACAATTAAACTTGAACCGTGCGCTACATCTTCCGCCTTTCTCTTTTACAATGTCCATTACATCGCGGCCAAAATATTCTCCGGCACTGTTGCTCTCGAATGTAACCGTCTTTACGTTGTGCTTAATAAGCATATTTGCGCATTCAGGCTTGGTAAATTGTGTTCCAGCATTATCGAACACTACATCTACGATATAAACCTCGTTGCCGTACACATAGCCAATTGGCATTGAGCAGCTATCTTCTCCATTATCAGCACTGTCACAAGCCGCCATAATTGCATCTGGTTCTCGATCAATAGGAAGTTCCTCAAAATAATTAAGCTCATTTTCCGCAAACATTCGCCCTTTTGCTTCAAATGGTTCTTGTTGGAACTCTGCCGCCCACGTTTCTTCCGAAACAAGTTTTCGTTCCTTTTGGTAGTAACCGGTTGTGAATATCTTCCGCAATCCTTTTTTATCTTTTCGATAAATCTCCCAATTGCTTTCATCTGTGATTGGGTCAAGTGCCGGAATCGCAACTTCTTTCCATCTCCACTCCAATTCATCAGCTTTATTTTGTAAAGCCGTAATTGGATCGTACAAGCTGTATTTCGTTCCCTGTATGATAATAGGTGTTCCCTCTAATCGTCTACCGAGAACATCGTCTGTTACTTTCTCGCAAAGAAACTCTAATCTATCTCTATTTCGTGCTTCCTCATGGTTTTTAACGCAGTCATCAATATAGACAAGTACATTTGCTTCGGTACATCCTACGATTGCGCCATCAATCGGACGGCATGTAAATGTCGGGAAAATATTCTTGCTTTTAAGGTCGATTGATAGATTTTCAGCACTTTTATAGTCCTTTTCGCCTATCTTTGTTGCTTCCGGGAAAACACTTAAGAATCTATTGTACGTGCTTTCTGTTTCAAATCCTTGCAATAAGCCACCATAAAATCGCTTAACAAGTCCTTCGCCTTTTCCAACACCGAATATACTTCCGTCCGGGTCGCGTCCACCCATCATCTGCGCCAATTTCAGACCGCCTGTTGTTTTTCCAGTTCTTTTCGGTTGCGATACAGACAGAAAATCCAATTTTCCATCATAAATCTCCTGATATGCTCCGACTACAGGCTGTAGCACTTTTCTTCTTGGGAAATAAAATCTTTTCCACGGGTCCTTTTCATCAATTTCAATGTAATAAAAAAAGCTGTCCACAAGATAGGCTGATTCATACATCAAAACATCGTAGAATTGTTGGAGTACCTTGTATGTCGTATCATGTTCCCAGGCATACACTTCTAAGTCTGCAACTCTGCCGCCTGTATATTGTTTGACATATCTTGCTATAAGTTGTTTCGCCTTTGCGGATATTTTCAATCCATAATCAACGTCATGTTCTGTCCTTAAGGCAACCGCTACGGCTTGTATGTATGCATCTATTACCTGTTCATCAACGCCATGCACCTGTATGTAATTTTCATATCCATTTACTGTGGAAATTAGGCTTGAACTTGCCAAAAGAAAAGCACCTCCGCAAAAAGCAGAAGTGCCTTAAGACCTCTGCCAATAATTTTTGTTGGTTAGCGACTAACTCCGTTTGTTAGCCGGTAATATCATCTAATCAATATCCGCAATACTTTCTACAAAGCAGTTATAATAGAGATTTCTGATATTTTCACAATATCTCCCTAAATTCTTGCAACTACGTGTTCTTTTGCAATTTCTTCTTTTTCCGGGTCGTAAATAACCGAACCGTTTTTATCAGTCTTATACTTATCAAATTCACAAGAAATTTTTATGTATGGGTATCTCAATGGCGTGCAGTCAGCATGGAAATCAATATTATACACTCCCTTTTGCCATTTTCCGTTAGCATAAATCTTTGTGTAACCGCCTTTTCTAGTTTTGATTATAATTTTTGAACGTGTTTTCTTCATTTCCAATGCACCTTGAACCCTTTCGCCGTATAGTTACCAACTGCCTGTTTCAGCTCTTCCTTGCTTTTATATTCCTCTCGAAGCATGATTGCTACCTTGTTCTTCTCAATGGCGTATATGCCGCAGGTAACCGCTTTGCTCGCCGTATCAAGAACTGCTTTGTACTGTTTGCTGTTCATCTCGTATGTGCTGTTATTGATATTGACAATCATGCTTCATACACTCCTTCTCTTCCTTATGAGTTTGCATCAACATTTTTTAGATATTCAATGAAACTCATTTCAGCCCCCTCGCATGTTAAACCTTCAATAGGATTTTTGTGATAGTTTTCACGAAAATACCTCAATGCCTGTTCTTTTTCTTTTTCTGAATAAGAGTCCCATTTTGATATCCCAGATTTGTTTTTGAAAAATTCGCAATCGTGTTCTTTATAAGCAAATCCTACTGGAGGAATATACTTTTCTGGATGGTTACAAAATTCTATCGTTTTTTTCAAAAATTCATTCCATTCAATTCCAAAATAAGCACATTCATAGCATGTCATTCTTCCACCAACTTTCTACCACACATCGGGCAAAATTCAATTTCCATTGCTATCGCTACGTTCATTCCATTGCTACAACATTTAGCATACTGTGGACATTTATCAATATGGCATTGAATAACATTTATATAGCCCAATTTTTTGATTTTAAATTCTCCATATGCAGTTTTATATGATTCTTTCCCATTGCAAAAATCACACATTTCAATTACTTCCTAATAAACCTATGTTCACAATCTTCCAAAGTTGTTACTTCTATCATTTCCGGTTCATGTCTGCAAATCATTCCGTTTGAATCAATATATGGTTCCAGTTCTATCTTTGTACGTAAACCATATGGAGTTTTGCAATAAGGGCACGCTTTCTTGTCACTTTCAATTGGTGCGCCACAATTTACACAGTTTAAAATCATGCTCATACCTCTAATTAAAGCACCTTACTAAGCGGATATACAAAATTGATGTGGCGTGGATTTGCACCACGCAGGAGTGTACAATAGAGCATGGAAGAATGAAAAGATTGCTCTTTCCTCTGCACAAATGATAGGCAGCTGAAAGCAAATACCAAATATTGGACTATAAAACATTCTGTTACCTCCACATCAGAAACATGTTCAGCAACAGCAACATCACAAGTACCCATAATGCAGTTGCTGTTTCTTTGTCTTTGGATTCTCTGCCAGATACAAATAGTATCAGCATAAAAATAACATCCAGCGTCGATATAATCGTTTTAATAATTACCATGGTTGTTTTCCTCTCACAAGTTTCTTTAGCAGGATTCGAACCTGCGAATACTGGAATCAAAATCCAGTGCCTTACCGCTTGGCGATAGCGCTATATTAACACTACTTTTCCGGCATGTAATAGACCATGTTATCAAATACAGTTATTCCCATACAAGGATCATTCATCTCAACGCATCTGATCGATATGTTTTTAGATACTGCAAACATTTCAGCCACCTGTTGTTTATCCATGTTTGTGCTAATAACTTGAAAAGCCGAAAATGCCTTGTGCATATCAGAGAATACTTCTTTTTCTCTACCTAAATTTGCATACGTCCCAATGGTAAACGTTTTTCCATCAACCATAGCAGTTATCATTCCATGATTTGCTGTGAATACCGCTCGGTCAAAATCAAGCGAAACGTCTTTGCTTTGTGATACTACTCTCATACTTTTCCATCCAATCTCTTTTTGTTTTTGAGGATATTTAAAGGACTTAGTAGTGCTGATTTTCTCAACCTATCAAACCCCCTCCCCCTCCATGCAGAATCATGCTTTGAACATTGATAAATTGTTTGAATTGTTCGTTCAATTCCATTCGTATTTTACAACTATTCGCAAAACCCTTGTTTTGCGTAATGTATCAACGATTTAATGCGCCTTAAGACCATTAAACACTGGGCTTTAAATTGTTTGAATTGTCTATCACGATTTCACCATTATCCGGGCTTGAATTGTCGAAGTTGTCCGGCAATCTCGCACAATTCCCGTTCCCCAGTTTTGGAAGCTCCGAAGCTGTCAACGCTCTTGCTCTGGCTCCCTGGTCTCTTACGCCCGGCATATTAAAGCCGCAGTACTTATTCAGTGACGGCATGTAATTCATGGGGTTTCCTTTGCCGGAAACCTGTAAACCTACCAAACTTTCCTCACGCATTTCGTCAATTTTTTTGCAAATGTCGGAACCTGATGAGGCAAGTTGAACGCCATTAACCCACCCATTTAACGTATCTCTATGTATTCCGGTAAAGAATGTAAACCCAACAATATTCACTACTTTCTCGTAGTCATTACACAGGTCTATATATATATCTAATACCTCGTTAACCTTATCTGTATTATAGGCATTATTAATATTATTATCATCCTTTAAGTACTTTGGATTAACTTTAAACACATGTTCATAAATATATTTACAGCAGTTATACCATCTATTCTGTGATATTTTGCATAAATCCTCTATATTCCTCTCTTCCATCCAGAGATTTATATACATGTCAATGTCATCTTTAAAAACATCAACTGTATTATTTACTTCCTTAATTTCAACTGTTGACATGTTATATATCTCCTCTCTCCAGTACTGGAATACTTAAAATAAAAAAATGCAACTGATACAATCAGATCACAATGATCTGATTGTACCGGCTGCATGAAGTCCGTTTTTTTCGGGACCTCGACGGATCAGCTCCGCCCGTTGCCCGAATGCGTTTTTAATTTAATAAAACAATATCATTCTATCATTTTCTTGTCAAGGTATATTTTAAAATTAAATTTTAAGCCTGTATATTATATATATTATTTATATAAATATACTGCCTTATTTATAATATATATTTTTAATATTACAAGAGAGAATATAATCTTTCTCTAACTCTAGTGTCTATCTCTACGTTGCAAAAATGTTGCAATTTGTTGCATAGGTGTTGCATTGCAACAAAACTAATACTATTCTATCATTTTTGTCCTGTCCGTAATAAAATTATCATTCTTGAAATTTTGTGAAAATTTAACAAAGATTTTCTGCGTTTTGCACAAAAAAAAGACGGCTGTATTTCAAGCCGTCAAAATTTTTTAACCAACGCCACCAGATATTCCTTTTTCAAGAAAAACCTGTTTATTTTATCCGGTGCATCGTGATTTTCTTTTATGAAATTTTCAGCGGCTTTTCTTACCGCTGCCGCATCCGCCTTATTAATATAAAGTCCTAAATTATGATTTTTACCGGAAAATTTAATCTGTGCACACCATTTGTCACTCTTTTTATAATAATAAACGCCTTTTATACCGGATGAATTGTTTTTATTATCCGGGGCATTATAGAAATTTAAGCAACTGCCTTTTTCATGTATAAGTTTATTTCTGGCGCTGCTGATTGACTCCGCGGCGCGTTCGCGCTGGAGACAGCCGCACGACTGCACATAGCCGCCAGTTAAACGTGACGTGATATAAAAACATTCATTGCCGCATGAACAGGCGCACCGCCATAATGCGCGCCCGTTCTTGTCCTTACCGGCTTTTTCAACAACCTTAAGACGCCCGGTTTCAAACCCTTTCAAATCAACCTTTTTCATTTTTTATCTCTCATTTTCAAGACGTGACGCAATGTATTCCAGCACTTCTTTCTTTATCTCCGCCCACTCTTTACCGTCGATATAAATATACTTATCGCAGCTCTCCCCGGAACCCGTCGGGGAATGATCTGAAATTCTCAGATCGAAGCTGTCAAGATAATCGCCGTTTTCGTTCTGTATCTCGACGTTGATATAATTACTCATGCCGTAACATCTGGATGATTCATGATAACAGGACACATTTTTAAATTTCTTTTCAATCTGTCCCGGCAATGCCTCGCATCTTTTTTCAAGGTATGATCTGCAAGTCTGGTATCTGTTTTTTAACATATCGGCGTCAAATTTCATATCCGTTCCCTCCTGTGTACTGGTTCATTGCCTTTCGACAATATTATAATAATCTATTATCGTGTATTTGTCAATAGTCTGTTTTCATGTATTTATATTTTATTTTTATATTCCATAATATCGCCCGGTTGACAATTTAACAGCCTGCATAAATTACAGATCACTTCACATGTGACATTTTCATTTTTTGTCAGCTTCGCTACAGTATTTGAATGAATGCCGTTATTTTTTAACCATTGTTTATTGAGTTCTTTTTTATCCATGATTAACCATAGCTTCGAAAAGTCTATTCTTCCATTATCTCCATAATTAGCCATTTTCTACACCTCTCTTTCTATATATAAGATAGTAGATTTTTTTTAAAAAGTCAACGTCTATTTTTATGTACTATTTATACAAAAACCGTTTTAATATGTAGTCTATTTTCGTGTATTTTATCCATTGTATTTTCATCTATTATCGTGTATTATAATATCAACAGGAAAACAAGGAACGGAGGACAAACAAATGGCAGATAAAAAAATAAAGGATTTTACAAAAGGAATTGAAGAGATTGCAAAACTTCATCCAGAAGATCAAGAAAAGGTTTTTCAAATGGTCGCCGACCGAAACGGCGCCGCCGCTGCAGGATACGTTGAAAAGAAAGTAAATGATTATGAAACAGCAAAAGAAATGTTTAAAAAATTCTTTAAATAACGGGAGGCACGAACATGAAAAAAGCATTTACACCAGACGGGGAATATTTAGGAAGAGCGTTAAAAATTAGAACCACTGAGTTAGGCGTTGAGATGACAGCGCCGGGCGATTTTCCAGGGATGATCGAGAAAAACACTATCTACCTTGGTGGTTCTATAGTTTATGAAGATGAAAACAGGATTTATATAAAATATTAAGCCGAAACGCTCCGATCTGGAGCGTCAGCTGCGGACCGGTCGCCGCGGCTCTGACGATGGCAGACCAACACATATAGAAAGGTTATGGTGAAATATGATGACAACATTAGAAAAAAGATACCAAGTTTCGATTGATAAAATCGGTCATGCAAGATTGTTAAATCTTCCGGAGCAAATAAAAGAATTGTTAAAAAATACAAAAGACTTGAAAACCAAAACGGAATTGCTAGAAGAGATAGCCAAAAATATTTAGTCGAAACCGCCCGCGCGGCGGTCTGCGGGAACTGCCCCACCTGCACCGATGAGACAGGGCATAAAACGAAAGGATGGTTGATATTATGAAGATTTTACTTGAAAAATTGGAAAAGTTGGAACAACTTGAAAAAGCCGCAGATGAAGCAGAGGCAAAATATACAGAAGAGCCAGAAAACGCAGAGCTTGAAAGTGCCTTTGATGAGGCATGCAAGGCAGAATTTGACGCATATATCAACGCTGCAAAGTATATCGAATATATGACAGGCGGAGCGGTTGATTTTATGAAAGCAAAGGAATTAATACAGACAAAACGTGCGGAGCTTTTACAGCTCTTAGCACTCTAGGCAAGCGGCGGCGTTTACCGGGGTTCGATTCCCCGGCTTGCTTTTACCCAAAAATTTGAATATGGAGGAATTGAAGTATGAGAAAATTATTTTTATTAAAAAAAGGCAGAATGAACTTTTATGCATGCCTGTATGGCTGTGGCATGTATACAATCGACCGAATTACAAAAGGATTCGGTGGAATTGTGACAACATTTGAAACACTGGAAGAGCTTGAAAAATATGCTGCTGAAAACGGATATAAAAAAGCATAATAACCGCCGCAGAGGATGCACGCCGGAACCACTGCCGGCGGCGGTTCTACCCGTAAGGGAATTTTATTTTTTAGGAGGATTTACAAATGACTTATCCGAACGGAGCACAGACAGTTTTTCAAATCATATGCAGGGGAAGCGTTTACAGTGTAGACGATGGATTTTTTAGGAACGATGGAATAGGGACAGACTTTGAAACGTTTGACGATGCTTGGGAGGTTTTCAAAACGCTTCCCGAATGGGAACAGAATGCTGCGGAAATAGAGGAATTTTAAGCCGGAATCATCCCGGCTTTTTCCAGTGTCCGGATATATTGCAACTTGACAAGATACACGCCCGGTCATATAATGCGCTTAAGCGAACACGTATAAGCCATTTTAAGGCTTGCGCAAGGCAATGCAGTACTTTTGCACGAAACGCCTGTAAATCGTTTTTACGACGTCACGAACCTGTAAACGTTACGCTTATCTTGTCTGGGCACGCTCCACCGGCAGACCGCCGGGGTGTGAAAATTCTGATTTCTTATCTCAAAATCGAGCCATTTTCCAAGAAGAAAAAATTCAAAAGTTGAAAAATGAGATTCCAACTGTGAAAAGACAATATGCACAGTAAATTATTATGCGTCATTTCGCAACTTGTGAAATTTGACTAATTCGTTCTCTTCTCTTTCTCTGGCTCTCGGTCTGTTTCTGCTTTTTCTGCGATTTCGTTGTTCTTGTTCCCATAAAATTCCTCATTTACTTTCTGGTTGCGTGATTTGTAATTTACAATCTTTACATCTGCGTTCAATTCATCCGGTATCTTCCCGACGATCAACACTGTATGTGGCTGCAACATGTCGATCATAACTTTGAATCCCTCGCAAAACTCTATCCGTGCCGCCTTTGCCCGCACTCTTCCATTTGTGCATACAGCGATCACACCACCCTTACTGTACCCGGCAAAGCAAAGATCATAATTGTCTTTGTCCGGGATACCTACGGACGGTATAACGTGGATTCCGTTCAGCAGCATGTAATGTGCAAGTGCATGGTTCCGGTACACGTTATACAGGTTCAATGCAAACGGCATACCACAATCGCCTGTAGCAATACTAAAATCCGGCATACAGACCGAATGGAAACACTTCAAGTGTTCCATGTATTTATCCGGGTTATTCCACAGTCTTTGAAACTTTGAATCGTCAATATAAAAATTCACATTTAATTTTCTATGCCCTTTTATCTTTTGTGAAAAGCTCTCTCCAAAATCTATGGAGTCCTCCGGCAAATAATCCAAGCTGCATGCCGGGACAATCGGGATCTGATATTTTTCATCAAGCTCCGCTCCATAGATCATATATTCTTTCATAACATCAAAAGATGTATGACATCCATTGTACAATACTATCACCCCCAAAAACATTTTACTATTTTTCTTCTTGACAAACAACTTCTTTTGTGAAAAGCAAAGAACGTGCGGCGTAATCACTTCTGCTTAGTTCATTTATCAGATTTTCCCTTGTCATTTCCGGGTTTGTTCTGTGAATATACCGCAGCAATTCATCTATTTTGTCCACTATGCTGCCCTCCAATCAATGTTTGACATCAGATCATCCAAAAGATAGATCAAATCAGTACCGTACAGGCTGATCCAGTCCGCAAGATACTCTTCCTGCTCAATCGGCATATGAATGTTATAGGAAAAGCAAAAACAATGACAAAGTTCATGAGCCAGTATTTTGCGCAAATAGCCATTTTCTGGTTTATCCGAAACATATATTATCCTATCATTCCAATCAGTCACAGCAAGGCTAATAGAGCCATCAGATCGCATCAGCTTACTGCTTGCACCGCGGACAAATTTTATTTCCCATTCAATACCATTTATCACAAACATATTTTACCTCCAAAAAAAGAAACCACCAGCCAAATATCAGCCAGTGATTTCTAAATTTAAAGTTATTCTTCTTGCTCTTCAATCAACAAATAATTAATGTACCTTGTTGCTGTTCCAGCAAGTTCTTTGCTGTAGTCTAGCAAGTCCATCTTGTACTCCGGTTTATGCCCATATGTGACTGTATAGAACTTTTCCACAAGTTCTAAGTTATGTAAGTCAGACAATTCCACAAGAATTTTGTGATATAAAAATTTTCTCGTCCATCCGAACCGGTCACAGATAATTTTGAGTTTCCAGTTATTTTTATTAAACCATTTACCACTCTCTATCTTTTTTACGATGCTCCAGTGTGCAAACGGGTCTTTCTCCGGAATTTCAGCCTGCGGATTTTTCAGAGCCTGTTCCATGTCGTGGAAGCGATTGATGTATTGAGCCGTGAAAGCCGTTCCCTTAACTCCGGTCAGCTTGTGGGCGATAAATTCGCATCCTTTCTTTGTAATGTCAAAGCAAGGTTGTGTTTTGTTTTGACTATTTTTATATGTGCTTTCTTTGAAAAAATCGGACAGCGCAATTTTGCGCTCTCCTTCAAGTTCCTCATTTGCTTTTGATATTTGGTTACAATATCTTCTGATATCTCTCATCAATTCTTTGTGGTTCTTCCCAACCATTTCCGAAACTTCCATACTGGTTAACGTCTGTTCTAATTGTTTCATCTGAATATCATTCATCAGCAAATCCCCCATTTATTCTTGAATGAAATAATTGTGTTCAAAATAAACTGCAAAAATTTTTCGTCCTGTATGCTCTGGATTTCTGTAATCAGCTGTTCTTTCATCTCGCACCGCCTTTCTTGTCAGATGCAAGGTTACTTGTAAAAATCCAGACACATCTTAAAAAGTGTTCGCTAAGTACATTCAGATTTTTGGTAATTGCTTCAATATACATTTCTCTCATAGATTTTTCCTCCCTTTCAATTTTTTCTTGAAAAGAGATACTCTCTATGATAAAATATTTCACAGAGAGTTATCTCGGTTTTAGGGCAGTTGCATGACCGTCAAATCATTTGCAACTGCTCTTTTTGTTTAACTGCTGATTTCTTCATCAACCTTGTTGTCAAGCCACTCTTTTTTAGTCATTCCTTTTTCAAAAAGTTTTTCTTCTAACTTTTCAAACTTCTCCCTGTCAAGCTCAACACTAAAATTTCTTGTCTTTTCTCTACGTTGTTTCATATAATCAGCTCTGCTCTTGGGTGCGATTTTAACCACCTCCTTGTTACGAGTTACATTATATAATGTTACATGTAACAAGTCAATACCATTTTGAAAAATTTCCAAATCCACAAATCACTAGCTGATATTCAGTTGTCAATGTTCAAACAAACAGGGGCATTTCTGCCCCTGTCATTACATTTTGGAAACAAGCGTTGACAGCTTGCTCTTTGTCATTGTGCGCTCTTCCGGTGTCATGTCGGAGATAAGCTCCGCCATATCCTCCGAAAGCTCTTTCATGTATCTTTCAAGATCATGCATCTTTGCATCCTTGTCTTCTGGCGTATTGCCTTTGTGAAGCTCTTTGCTTTCCATGTAGCTTCTGCGGCTCATTCCGCTTTTGCCCTCTCTGCGATCACGCATACCGCCATCTGCCGCAATTGTAGGCTCTGTGTAATACATTCTGCCGGAAGAACGATCCATATCACGGTCGTGTTCCATTTCCCGGTACATTTCCGGTGTCATGTGCCAGTACGGAGGTTCGTCATATCCTCTCCGCGTTCCTCTTCCCTTTGGCGCAAATCTGCCGTCTGCATACCGGTAACGATCATAATACCGTCTGCCGTCTCCGTAACGCTCAAACATATCAAGAACCTGCTCTGGTTCTGCTTCGTCCATTGATTTTGTAAGCGTCCGGTAATACATGGCTTCCGCAAGGTCTTTAAGCATGTCCGTGACTTTTCCCATCTCTTCTGTATCTACACATTCGATACCTTTTGCAAACTCACACTCTGCGCTTTCAGACAGTTTTTCGATCATTTCGTGCATTCTCTTAATATCCATAAAACCGCCCTCCTTACGCTTCCCGGACTGCAATTAAATTGCTGTTCTGAACTTCGATTGACTGCGTAGACGTATTCTGTACCGCTACCGTAACACAACAACCGCGAGGAACGTCCACATATGCCTGCGCCGAAACGTTAAAGAAGTTTTCAACTGCCGCCGGTGTAACAATCATTCGAGTTGACTGCAACGGTTCTCCGTCAATTGCAATAGCCAGTGAAATAGCTTCAACTGTGCCACCGGTAGGAATTTGAATGTTCCCGGAATAAGATACCAAAAATCTTGCCCGGCACTGATTTGTAAGTCCTCTTAATTTAACAATGCCACTTCCCTGTCTATGAACAATGCATTTTGTTGCGCATACCGGAGTTTCTGTAAATGCTACATCTTCTCCCTGCGCGACAGTTTGAATTGCAATTCCTGTAAATTCTGCCATAATTATTTACCTCTCTTTCAAAAATAAGGGCAAACATTATAGTCTGCCCTTTGTGTTTATAAGCAATACTGCACAGCAGACATAATCGAGTTAAACTCAATTAAGATACTCAATTATTCAATTTTGTGTAGCAGCTACTTTTAGCAGCTACATCCTGTGTTGCATCCACAGCCATACGCATAAGCGTTAGGATTTGGAACAACATATGCCGGGATTGCAGCCGGATTTACAGCGTTGATGATCTGCTGTGTCTGCGCTGACATTGCAGTAGTGAGCAATGCAGACTGGCGATCCTGTGATGCGGCTCTTCTTAAGTCATTATTTTCTGCCTGTAAGGAAGAAATCTTTTCCTGACACAGGTAATCAAGGATTGCCCTTGTTCCTGCCTGCTGGCTGTCGATAATGTCTCTGGTGTTGCTGTTCATGGTGTTCTGTAATGCGCAAGTGTTCTGCGCCATATTGTAGTTCACACCCTGGATAGCTTCCCTGGTCTCGCAGCAGCAATTAGCCAACTGGGACTGTAAAGCATTCTGCGCCTGCATAAGTGTCACGTTTGTGGTATTAAATCCCTGCTGTGTCTGGTAGCCAAGGTTGCAGATTGCATTGTCTACACCATGGAAACCGTTCATAACGGCGGTATTCTGTGCGTAAAATCCATCACAGAGACCATTTGTGATACCATCTAACTTTCCGATGATAGCCTGCGTGTCAAAACCACGCTGAATTGCAGAGTCGGTGTATGCAGATGCTGTCGCTCCCATACCTCCGTTTCCTCCCCAGCCATTGCCGCCAAAGCCGCCCCAGCCAAAGATCATAGCGAAGATAATGATAGCCCACCAGCCATCGCCGCCCCACATACCATCATTGTTTCTTCCGTTTCCTGTCACTGCTGCAATATCAGCAAGACTAGGCATTGCATTTCCATTAAACATTTTGTTTACCTCCATCTGATCTATTTACAAATGGGATAACCGGTTATTTTGCGCGCACCCCAAAATGTACTAATGATTAAACATACTCATAACTTTCTGTTTTGCTTCATCTACCGTAATTCCTCTTTCTTTACAGAGATTCTCTGCCATTGTCTTAAGTCCACCTGTATCTCCGCTTTGATACATTTGCATGGCATTTTTTGCCATAGGATTGTTTTGAACCTGCGGAGAATTCATCATTTGATTTAACAATAATTGTGCCGGATTCATTCTGGATCACTCTCCTTTTTTACCTGTGAAGTTTTTCTTTGACTGCTTGGAATTTTATCTAATCGGTTTTCTATCTGTTCAATCTTCCCAAAAAGTTCATCAAACTTCTGCATAAATGCACCTGTGCACTCGTCTGATAGGTCAAATTTCAATTTTTCAGTATCATGCGATAAATTGCTAACAGTATCATGCGAAACTGGCTTAAAAACGATTGTGCGAATTGTGCCATCTGCGTTCCAACTTTTAGCGTATATTTCTGTCATATCCTGTTTTGGGAAAAATGCAACGCTGCCATCCATTGGCACATCATTGGCAGTGATGTTTTCTACCGCCGGAACTACTTTTCCATTTATGCCAAAAGTTTGAACCGGGATCTGCTGCTGAATTTGCTGCGGTGCCTGCATATAATTTTGTGTATTATCAATGCGTGGCTGATTCATATACGGATTGTATGCGTACTGCTGCCCGTATTGCTGCATCTGCTGATTATAAATCGGATTCTGGTATGCTCCGCTCATATTCATCCTGTTTGACCTCCTCTAAAACATCTTCTATTGCGTGTATGATAGACGACTGCGTTGACAAGTCCAAGGACTGTAACTCTTTTCTGGCAAAAATTTTTTCAAGAACTTCATCTGAAAACACCACCATCCCTCCCTTTGATTATATTTTTGCATAAAAAAAGGCGGCAAAACCGTCACGATTCCGACAGTTTGCCGTCAAAAAATACAAAAAAAAAAGAATGCATTAAGCGTCCATACATCCGTTCGTGTTACCTTTAGTGTTACCTTTGATTTTGACCTTTAGAAAAGACACCATTCAAAAACTCCTTTCTTTCAGTAAAATCAAGGCTTCACAAGGTTTTCTTAAATAAAAATAAAGTAGCGGAAGGGAGATTCGAACTCGGTATAAATTCTCTCAAACCCGCATAAATACTGAATTTCTTTATCTCCAAAGGTGTTACCTCGTGTTACCTTTTACATTGATAATGCTTTTGCAATATATTCCTGCATTTCACTCTCTGTCTTGTTATTAAAATAGTAATGATCGAGAGTTGTTCTGATATCTGTATGCCCCATTTGTGTTTTTATTACCGATTCTGGAACATTTCCATCTATCAACTTTGTTGCATATGTCTTTCTTGCCTTGTGAATTGAACGTTCACCAATTCCTATTCTATCACATATCACATATAGCCGCCTTGTAAATGCCTGACCTTTTATTCGTTTACCGTTTTTCATAAAAATATATTGCCCAAATGGATTGAGCATTTTTATTTTTCTCATAAGTTCTTTGGTATCTGCGGTAATTATAACATCTCTAAACCCGGCATCACTTTTAGGAAAATTTTGAACATCAAATACATATTTGCCATTATCATCTCTATATCTTATTTCTGTCTTTGATATATGTATCTTATTTTCTCCGACATCAGACCATGAGAGGGTAGATATTTCCCCAACTCTCAATCCTGTTTTAAATGCCAAAATAATGCCAAGTTCTATCAATGTAGGCTCATCTTCCATTACAAATCGTTCAATTAAAAGTTCCTCATCCTTAGAAAATACCAATTCGCAGTCTGACTTATGGTTCTTTTTAAATGACTTTTCCGAAATTTCCAAATCACCCATAAAACTGGTTATGCTCAGGCTGGTATAATGTTTTTTCTTTGCATATTTGAAAATTCCGTTAATCAATATCCGCATATCAGAATAAGCTTTTTGCGTAAGTTCCAGTTTTGAAATAGCTGTTTTTATGAATGATTCCAATATTTCTTCATCAATGTACCGGATTTTTCTATTTGCAATCGGCAAATACTTATTTTCAAAAAATCTTTTAAAATTTGTCTCGTACTTGTCCTTTGTCTGTCTTGTTATTTCACCATATTCAAGTTTTTCAGAAATCCAATTAGAATATACCTGAATAACTGTAGGTTCATCCTCCTTAGCTTTATAGAACTTTACTATTTCATCTTCAATTGCTTTTTCAGATGTTCTCTTTACAAGTCTCTTTCCTCTCTTATTATCTTCATCTGGCAAATATGTGTAAAACTTTCCATCTTTTCCTTGCCAAATGCTGTAAGTGTGTTTTTCAATAAATTTTTTCCTTTCGTTCATTTCAATTTTTTTCTGAATGGTGTCTATGTTGATAATACCATTTTCGATGGCAATATTCAACAACTCACTATTTGAAAGATTTCCCGTTTAACTCACCTTCTAACTTTTTTACTTTCTGTTTAATATCAAAAATTCTTCTTTCCACTGTTCTTGTTGATACGCATAGTCTCATGGCTATTTCTTTTGAAATAAGTCCACGGGCAAGAAGATAAAATATTTCTTCTTCCTGCTCCGTGAAATTGGCGTTTTCAATAATTGTTTCAAGCTCTGGCTTAGTCAGTTTTGAAAACTTCATAAGCCACTATCCTCCAATATTTTATTCTTCTCCCTGCCAGATCTTCGGTGTACCGTCCATCATTGCCACATATTTTCCATAACTCATTCCGGCTTCACGTGCCTTTTCCAAAACTTCACTGATGCTATTGTTATTGCACGTTTTAATACTTCTCTTTTCTCTATATTTTCTTCTGTGGTACTCATTCCGGCACTGCTTCCCACAGGTAAGTGCTCTGACTGATATTGATTTGTATTCTTTTCCGCAGATCACGCACTTTTTTGTATATACCTTGCTATTGAGCATAATTACACGTTCTCCTTAATCATAACAATCCCTGATATCATCTACGTCTCCTGCCAAAAAGCTGTCAAATACTTCTGCTACTCTCTCTATAAGGTCTCCATCATGTCCATTCTCTCTCATCTGCTCCGAGAAATCTTTCTGTGAGCACTGAAGTAAACCATTTTCCAACCTTGTCCATTCTTTTCTGTAAGTTATTCCATTCAATTCCAATGTTTCATTAATTCCGTTTTCTGTCAGTTCTACCGTATACTTCATGCAATTATTCCTCTCTTTCTGCATTATATTTCTTCCACGCAACAATTTTACTTCTATAAAAATACTCTGGATCTCCACTAAAGCACTTACCTCTTGTAACAGAATGTCCTTTGCGCATAAGAGTGCCAACAAATTCACGCTGTGGCAAAAGTAGGTTGTCGTTTGCTGACAATAAGAAAACCTTTGTATCTAACGGACAACTGTCCATGTCATAATTCCAATCCATCTGTGCCCCTCTCTTTCCATATCATCTCCCACCTCCGCAGCATATACTATTACGGGAGGTGGTATGATGATTGCAAGGTTTTGTTATCTGGTTCTAAAATAAACTCATCTGGTTCTCGTCGTACTGATAAGCGTGTCCGGTTGTGATTCTTCCCAACTGGCATAATCTCTCAACCCGTGGTTTCTGCTTAAGATTCGCCATATAATTATTGTCCACTTCCGGCGGTATGGAAAAATAACATTCCTCCGGTAATGGCAACTGATTTTCTGTGCAGGCCTCGCGGATCTTTGACTGATAATAAATGATATGTTTCCGTGTCAGATTCATGTTGCAGCCATCTGACCAGAACGGATCATTACACCCGTTCTGATTGATAACTTTCCAGTGTTCTATTTCTCTGCGGATGCACTGGCAGTACTCTTTCGCTTTATCTTCTGCTGTCTGTATCATGGCAACACCTCCGAAAAATTTAAGGTTTACGCAAACCGGAGCTGTCCGGTCTGTTCTGCTTCTATCTGCATATTTGGCATCCGCTCTGCAACACACAATTCTGGCAAATTTGCTCTGACCAGTGCCGCAGGTATCGGTGGGCATACTGCATTGCCACATCTGCGCACCTGTTCACTTCTTGGATACGTCTTTCCGGTGTAATCATGGTCGATTATGTAATCATCCGGGAATCCCTGACATCCATATAACTCCCTTGGCTCTAGCATCCGCAGTCCGATATCCACGATTTGATAATCGACACCCTCTATCGTAACCAATCCGAATCTATCCCTGGCTGTCACAGTATCAAGCGGCTGTTCTATATCCTGCCCTGTTCCCTGTCCATAGTATTTAATCAGAAACGCTCTGACCTCTCCAAAGTGTCCGTCACCAGCCGTGATCGTTGGTAATGGCTGTCTGATATCTTTTCCGTCACAATGATTGTTCATCTGAATCATATTCGCAGTAACAACGCTGTTATGATCCCATGCGGTCACTGTCGGAAGCGGATTTTCTACTGTTTCCCCAGCACCTTTATATCCTCCGTCATAGTACTTATGCAGAAACGATGCGACCAGCCCATATCTATTTGAGCTGTCAACTGTCATGATCGGATCTTTAATGGTCTGCCCCCGGACTTCTCCCTGTGCTGTCTCGGAATGATACTGGATCAATGTAGGGCTAATCAAACACTGCTGGTTTCCTGTAGTGATCGTATGTATCGGATCTTTGCAATTTCCACCCGGATGATTTGTCGTATTTGTCCCCATATATGGTACAAGCACCGGTTCCACAATCCCATACCCATGCTTTCCAGTAATGGTTGGCATAGGCTCTCTGATATCATTCGGTCTACGCTCACCGCCATGATTACACTGAATTATAAAAGGCTTTGGATTATTCAAAACGAATTTTATAAATCCTCTGGCTATCCTGTCCATCGTCTTTTGTGCCAGTGGTCTTACTGCTCGGATGCCGTATTTCTCTTTAATCTCTTCTGAAGTATCGAAGATACTCGGGCAGGGCAATGAAAAATCCAACTGTGTGTATGCTCCAACATAAGGCTTGAGCAATCCTTTCTTAACTTCCTCACTGTCTGCCGGTCCGTGTGTTGGCTCTGGCCATACAATCGGCTTGCCATCACACCGGGCGATCATGAAAAATCTCTTTCGCATGGTCGGTGCACCATAATCGGCAGCAATCAGTTCTTTAAATTCTACAATGTACCCCAGATCATTTAGCTGCTGTACAAATTTTTCAAATGTTTTTCCCTGCTTTGCCTTAATCGGATGATGCCCTCTGTTCAACGGTCCCCATGTTTTAAACTCTTCCACATTTTCAAGCATGATGACTCTCGGTCGGACAAGTCCCGCCCACCTGCAAGCTACCCATGCAAGACCTCTGATATTTTTATCCTTTGGCTTTCCACCTTTTGCTTTACTGAAATGCTTACAGTCCGGTGAGAACCAGGCAAGTCCAACCGGATGCCCATTGCATGCCTTTACTGGATCAACTGCCCAGACGTTTTCACAGTAATGCTTCGTGTTCGGATGATTAGCCTTATGCATCTTAATTGCTTCTGGATCATGATTGATTGCAATATCAACACTGTATCCGGTTGCCATTTCTATACCAGTGGAAGCGCCGCCCCCACCGGCAAAATTGTCAACTATCAATTCTCCGTTTATCATGACAGTACCTCCAACATATCAAAGATATTCCGTTGCCCTGTCACTCTGTCCTCTGCTCGCATAGAAACTTCTCCGTAATTTTCTACAAGCATTTCATTCTTGGCTCTCTCGTAGAAATTCCGATCAATCTCGAACCCATAGCTTGGTCTACCAAGTTCCATTGCTGCTCGAAGTGTGCTGCCGCTACCACAGCACGGATCAATCACCACATCCCCTTCATCTGTAAAGATCTTAATCAGCTTTTTCAACAGGCGCACCGGCTTCTGTGTCGGGTGGATATTTGGATATTTCCCTTTTGGATCTTTCTCCCAGGGCATCCAATCAAAGATCATCTTTCCATCGTTGTTAAACTTTGGCAGCTTGTCCCGATAAAAGATAAGTCCGTGCTCGGTTCCAAGCCATATTGCCTTATCTGTTTCCGGCAATCCCTTATGCAATACAAGAGCGTGTTCCGTTGCACCTACCACCCTCATGTTCGCCTTTAAAACCTGCGCGGAATAGTTCTTGCAAAATGTAAGATGAATATTATTTCCGAATCCGTGTTTTTCTGCCGCTTTGAGCATGGTTGGTATCTGCTGGAACGAACAGAACACGATCATGCATGGCGCTTTGCCCTTTTCCTTTGGCTCTTTCTTAAGCATCTTGCTACAGAAATGGAAGTATTCGTACAGATTAAAATTGTAATCCGAATTAAATGCTGCTTTTCCAGCAAGTTTGCTCTCGCCGTTTTTATTATCGCCCCCGACATACCACATAGGGTTACTGCCGTACATATTGTTTCCAAGGTTATATGGCACATCCGCAATTACAAGCTGTGCCCTTGGAATTCCATACTTTTTGTAATTCTGCATAGAATCTCTGTAAATTTCACATTTTACTTTCATTCTTTCAAAAGGAACCCGGCGCGCCTTTTATCCGGATAGGTTCCGGCTCCTTTCTTTGTTTTACTTTATTTTTCTGTTACTCCGTATTTTATCCGTCTTCGCTCATTCATGTTATCAAGTACGTGTCCTGTTTTATCAAGCCACTCCTGCCTTTGACGCTCTTTTTCAGATTCATACCGTCTTTTTTCTTCCTCTTTAGGCTTCGACCAATCAATCTTTTGACCACACCTTGAGCAGAAAGATAATTCGTCCTGAATATGCCATTTGCCAAACCCACTGTATAATTCACCCACGAACCAACCGCAATTAGGACACATCCAATCAGTATAAGTGGATTGCACAAATTCTCCATGACCGTCTGAATGCAACTCGTGATGCAAACCTGTTTTTGTCTCAAGAATCGGCTCTGCTCCGTCATCTCTGTCAAACACCTTGATTTCTTTTTCCTCATCAATGACGGCATCAATCTCTTTGCATTCCTTAAGCCCAATTTTTGATTCACTGTTCAATCTCATAAATCTATAACGAATATGCTTTTTTAAAGCATCAGAATCAATATATCTTGCCATGTCATTACTCCTTTCTCATCCCATCTGTTTTTAAAATCTCATCTAAGCAGGCATTCCAGCCAACTTTATATGATGGTGCAATCCTGTCCGGCTGTGGATATTTTCCGCACACTTTCATTTTCTCTGGCAGTTCCCGGAGCGGGCACCAATCCGGCTTTTTGTCATAGTAGTCAGTCTCCGATATGTCTTTTAAGGTCAAATAACAACACACATAGCTATTTTTTGCATGCGAACTATTTCTCAACGGACAATCAGCACAACGTTCCGGCATATCCATAATCAATACTGCTTTAGGCATCTATGCCACCGCCTTTCACAATCTCGATTGCATCTTTCAGCACTTCAACAGCTTTTCTTTGTTGAAATTCTTCTGTTATCGTTCCGTTTTTATTTTCATATTCAATACAACGCGTATGCGTCTGTATTTTCTTTTCCAACTGCTCCACAACCTTATCCGGGTTATAGGCGGTCGGATATTCTTCTAGTAAATACAATACTGCATTTGTATTTACTAAAGTTCCATTGCTTAAAGTAACCGATTTTAAATCTTTCTTTAGTGCATCAGCATCAATCAATCTCATCGCTCGTCCCCCAATCTAATCTCTGACCGCAATCACAATATACGGTATCCTCTTCCAATATGTCTCCACAGCAAGGACATCTCCCTATAAGACCGACATAGCTGTCTCCGTCTTTTACCTGGGATATTGATTTCACTTTCTTCGCTGTCTGCTTCTCCACTGCCGCCCGGCATTCTTCCAAAGTCCCAATCTTGCGACATTGGCGCCAATCACTTAATGCTTCAAAATAATTGCTTTTCATATCCTGCAATTCTTCAGCAGTACCGATTGCACGGTACTGCTGTATCTCTTCCAGTGCCTCGATTGCTTTCTCAAAAGCTCTAAGTGTACTGCTTTTACTTTCCCATTCCATTTCCTGCCTGATTATTTTTATTGCCTTGTTCTCATCCATTGTTACACCTCCAACAGTTCCGGGTTATCAATCATGTTGCCGATCACTTCAAAATTCTCTGAATCAAAATCATCCAGTTCCTCGTAGTCATCACAGCGCAGCTCATTCGTACACCATCCGTTTTCATGCCACACGACACGCTTTCTCGTCTCATCTTCTGGAAACTCAACGTCGATATGCCATGAAAGAATATCATTCTCAAAAATCAGCTTTCCGTTCTTATCCTTAAGACCTGTACACTGGCAGATGGTAGATTGATCGACCTCAACCTGTATTTTTTCAACAGGTGTCCCTAGGCTCAAATCTGCTCCTAATGGAATAATGAAATGGTGTGTGTGCCTACCATCAGTATGCGTCATACAAAAATAAAAACCTTCCACCCATTCCCCATTATCCTTGCGTTTTGCCTTGAATAAATATCTATCCTGCATCTTCATTCCTCGCTTTCTTTCTGTAACCATGACAGACAACTCTGTTCTCCCTCATATTCCTTACCAAAACGGTTGTCAAAATTGATAATAAAATCTGCCAACTCCTCATCCGTCATGCTCCGGATCCGGTCTGCATTGGTCTGCGGTCTGCATTCTTTCACAATCTCAAGGCACTCATCCTTCCAAGCTAAAACATTTTCTAGCTTATAGGAACTGTAGCCAACATGATAATAGTCCTCTCCGATTTCCTTATACTTGATTTCGTAATATGGCTTTTTTCCTATCATTGTTACGATAATATCTAAGCAGGAAACTTTAATGCGTTCCGTTTTGCTATCCCGTGCCGCAGTTCTTATACACTCAATCATGACTTTCCTCGCTTTCTGCCAGCTTTGCTATTTTCCAACCGTTTATATTGCTACTACTGTATGCGCTCCAAGATGTTGCTCCGCATTCCCATGCGTACACTATTCCGTTCTCGTATTTTGCAAAATATCTTCTTTGCCACGCTTTTTTTTCGTAATCTCTGACCAAAATCGGTGTATCAATCGGAATCTTACTCCAATCAACTGGTGGTTCGACATATTCACTAAAGGAAATCTGTGCTTTTTCAGATAACTTCCTCGGATAACGCTCTAACAAAGCCTTGACGCACTGTTTCATGTCTCCAAAATATCCGATTGTTCGAACACTCTCTTTTTCGTTGCCGTCCTTATCCTGTCCGGTGTATCTCTGTCTCAGGGTGTAATTCAGAGGATCAATCTCCACAAAGTATCCATTCTGCAGTTCCACAGTTAACTTGTCCATCAGCCATTCCTCCTATATTTCATACGTCTTTCCAATAAACCGCTTATCAATGTACTTACATTCCCATTCCAGTACACTTGCAATCCCCGTCATAGTTTCATATCCGGTAGCAAGGCAGTTAATTAAATATCTGATTCTCTCATAAACCTGTCTGATCTGATTTACCGAAAATTTAAACTGTGTTTTAAGGCAGACACCCAACATAGCAAAATAATTAAATACCTGTGCCAGTAAAAACTTATTTGCCTGTATCATGCAGTTCGGTGCAATCTTTCTCTCTACCAGATAAAAGCTCTCACGATACGGAATCTTATTTGTTTCCTTTCGCACGTCAATCTTGCATTTATCTTTCAGATAAAAACCAAGTTCCTCGCCTGTCGTTCCATCCTTTGCATTCTCCACATATGCATCAATGGTCTGCTCAACCTTTATGATTCTTTTGTGTCCGAATCCAAACTTATCATGCAGTGCCTGATATGCCATCATACGGACGTTATAATAGGATTCCTCTATTAGATAATCCGCATTGCTTTGTGCCTTGGCGTGTCTCTGTATTCCGATCAGTTCACTCTTGGAATATCCAAGTGGCTGCATCCGCTTTTTCTTTCTTGCCAGTGCATTACTCATTTGCTCTTCCATCTCCTCTCTACATCCTCAAAATGGCTAAATACAAGACTTTGAACATATTTTGATATATTTGTCCGTGCATATTTTTTAATTAGCATTTCCCCTGCTTCCATCATTCCTTGGAACCACTCATCTTCGTTATCAGCTTCATAAAACTGCTGCCGGAATTTATAATAGTCATTAAAAAACTGCCATTCTTCGGAACCTTTTTCAAATTTCTTACTTGCCATAATCATTCACCTTTTAATCAAATGGTGTGCTGCCACATACTTCTCGGAAACCGTCTTTCTGTTGCATCCGTGCTTGAATCTGTTCAATGGTTTCGGTTCGTTCAATGAATCTCATGTGATCGCCGTCAAATTGGAGAACTTCTTTTAAATGTGTTCCCTGCCTTTGCTTTTCAATTTTCCATCCCTTATATTTACCATCTTCATCAAGATTCCATAACAAGATAATGTTTGATGCATCCTGCTCAACGTCTCCAGATTCTCTCAATTCTGCCATGGTTGGCTCTTTTGTTTCTCTCATCTCTGATATTCGATTAAGCTGAGACAGTACGATAATTGGCACATGCAGTTCCATAGCCAAGGCTTTAATAGCTTTTGAAATATCTCCGACCTCGGATGCACGGTTACCGAATCTTCGATCAGCCTTGATTAACTGCAAGTAGTCAATCACGATCACATCATATCTTTGGTGCCTGCATTCTGCCCGGATTTCACTTACCGACTTCGCGCCGGTTGAAATAGTGATGCTATACCCGGAAAGTGTTTCATTCGCCTTGTCGAATGCTTCTTTCTCCCCACCAAGAAAAGCCTTTGCCCGGCGAACCCTTGTTAGACCGATTTCAGACATTCGAGAAACGAAACGCTCATACACCTGTGATTCGTTCATTTCAAGGTTATAGTAGCCAATGTTGTAATCCTTTTCTGCCATCTGCCCGATCATTTGCGTAACGATTGCAGATTTTCCAACTCCCGGTCTTGCGCCAATTACAGTAACGTCTCCGCCTTCCAAGCCGCCAAGGCAATCATCCGTTCGATAAAATCCAGTTTTTATCAATCCCTCGCCTACATGCTCATTGAAATAATTCCCTTTATTTTCTGCAACAATCTGCTTCATAGTTTTTGAGTGAACGGTTTTGTTTTCTTGGATTTCTTCGAGTTTCGTGAGAACTTCAGCTATAGAATTGTCAATATCACACGGTCTAAGACTCACTCTCTGGAAAAGGCTTTTTGTTTCCCTTGCCCGCCAATCCTTAATGACTGCATCCGCATAACTTTTTATTGCCGTTGAGACTGGGGTAACAGATATGCATTCTTTCAATTCGCTTGCAATCATTTCCGGCTCCCATTTGTGGTTTTCAAGTGACTGAGACAGTGAAACGACATTAATGTTTTCTCCACGATCATACATGGCAAGCATTTCAGCAAAAGCATCTTGGCAAAATTCAGAGCTGAACATTTCCGGCTTCAATTTGTTATAAACCTTGTACATGGAATCATTGTCAATCAATACACATCCGATCACTCCAATTTCTGCTTCCGTCAACTGCTCTCACCTCGCTTTCGTTTCTCAACTTGACGAATCCAGTAATCGCAATCCTCTTTCAGCCAGTCTCCGTATTTTGGTATGTAGCGATAATTCGTATCATCCGGATTCTTCTCTATATAGTCAGTAACATATGCCACTGTAGCCTCATATATCAGCTTTGCAACGGCTTTCCTGTTCGGCTCGATAACTTCTAAAAGCTTGTCCATCCATGCTACCTTGGCAGACGTTAACGACGTTTTCTTTGGATATGCATTGATCGTGTATTCCCATCCCCATTCCGCGTCAAAGTCCAAATCAGATGCAGGCACGCTTTCTTTTGTATTTTCTTTCTCTATCTCTATATCTGTATCTATATCTTTCTCTATATCTATCTCTACATTGCAATTTTGTTGCAAAATGTTGCACTCCGTTGCTCCACTGTTGCATTGCAACGATTTTTGTGCATTTTCCCTAGATTTACGACTTCTTCTGGTACTTGCAGTCTCACTTCCTAGGTTATCTTGCACAAATGGCAACTTGTACTCAATGGAATCTGATGTTTCAAGCAATCCGCAGGAAAGAAGATACTGAATCGTTACTTGAACATTGATTTCGTCCTCGTCAATATCAAGGGCGATCTCTTTGTAAAATTCATCTTCCAATCCGGAATATTCCAGATAGCCACCTTTTTTCAACGACAACAACTGCATCTTAAGATAGATGATCGTATATGTATCGCCACCAGCCATCTTTCGGAGTTTTTTGATTCGTTTGCTATCAAAGAAATCATCCATCAGTTTAAGCCAGTAATACCGCTTATTCTCCGCCATTTTCACTACCTCCAAGCAATTCAATAACCTTTGCCCCAGCATCTTCCGGGCGACAAAATACGAACTCAACGCCATACTTAAGTTGCATTGTCAACATAGCTTTTGCCAATACCTTGCCAGATGTCGGCTTTGTTTTCGGTAGCGATACATTCAGCAATTTTCCAAGTGTGTGCATATATGCAATATTGTTATACCGGTCCACTCGAGGATTATGCCATGTAAATACATCATTGACGGAATACACCTTGTCTGTATTTTCAATAAGCACATATAACTTAATTCCGTTGTTCTGCGCCAAAATACACTCGTCACGGAATCTCGGATGTGCTTTTCCACAGATATTCCCTACAATTTCCTGCATGTCCTTTTTCGTGTCAACGGAAACATCATATGTGCCAAGGAAATCCATCTTTTTAAGTTCCATTTTTCTAGCTGATTTTCTATGGATAACATCCGCTACCTTGTCTGTGGCAATTATGTAATCTCCAACCGGCAATGGTGCACGCAAGACTTCCATATCGTGGCTTTTGAAATATCTATTCTTAAGGATATGTAAGCCCTCTTTCTGTCCTTTATCCTCAATTATTAACACGTATTCTCCTTTCTGGCGGTCACTTTCGGCAACCGCCAAAGGTATCTCATGGCTTTCAATTTAGTTTTTTGTGATATATTAAATTCCTTGCCAAAACATCAGATACCGCATAAATTGGTTTCTTTTAGGTAAATACCAAGGTGTTACAACCTATTTTTAGTATTCAAGATTGATAGTGACACTCGGACAGATGCTTCCTTCATTGTTATCAATGTCACAGAAATCAACATCATCATTAAATTCCACTGTTACCGTTACTTCTTGCGTATCGTCCTCATCGTCTCTGTCAAATTCAGCTTCTACATCGGCATCAAATTTTGCCTTAACATGGAATTCTACTTCTGTATCTGCATTAAACTGTGACAACTGCTGAATCAATTCATATACTTTCATGCCCTCTCCTTTCAGAACGGACAAAGGTTCATATCAACCTCTAATCCTTTTTCTGCAATATAAACATTTGCTCCATATTTAACTGTTTCTTCTGTCTTTTGTTTGAATAATGCGGGATCTCCGCTTTTATCTGATAAGTGAATTAGAACGACATTTCTTAATGCCGGGTTATCATTAGTAGAAATAAATTTAAGTGCCGTATCAAGGCTCATATGTCCTCGTAGGCGGTGTTCGTAGTTTGGCTCGTCCCGGTCTACCAAGTCCATACTGTAGTTGGCTTCGACCATAATCTGCTCAACTTTCATACTGGAAAAGTCATACTTGCAATATTCCAAGTCGGTCAAGAATAACAGCTTACCCATTTCCTCATGCTTGATTAAATAGCCATAGCACTCAATTTCTGTGTCATGCGGTACATTGAACGGCACCACCGTAAAACTACTGATTTGATACGATTTGTTAGGCGAGAGAGCTATTGTACGTTCTCCAGTAATGGTTTCCAATGCTGATTGCGTTTCAAAGGCTGTATAAACTGGAATACCGGATTGCATAAAGTCTTTTATGTATCGTGCATGGTCTAGGTGCTCATGGGTCACAATGCAACCAACCACGTTCGAGATTTTCCAATCAATCATTTTCTTAAAGTCCATGAATTTACATCCGGCTTCGATTGCAAGGATTTCTCCATTGTCGGCAATTAAGGCGTATGAGTTACCGGACGAGCCGGAACCTAAAATTTTAAGCTTTATTTTCAATCACTCCCTTCGCTTTCTCGATAATCTCATCATCAAAATTCGCTAGAACTTTTCTGTAACCTTGCTTTTCAAATATTTCTCTCATTTTTCTTTCATTCGGATTATGGCAAAAAACTTTGAAAAAATTATCAATATTGGATTGATGTTTAATTCGCTCAATCTCTGGAAGCCGTACCTCAAACTGTTCGTTGCCAAAAACATCTACGCCCTGTTTGACAATGCAGTCCGTAATCTCGTAATCAACACGGTTCACAGCTTTGGGTTTTTCCAATACCCACATTTCCCCAGTAAATTCCGCATCCGGCACATATTTCTGAACTTCATCATTGCTCATGACCTTGTCAGCTTTCAGATAGTAACAATGAATGATTACCGGCAAGCCAAGCGATTTCATATTTCGTACCACCAACCCGGCTTGCGGTATTGCGTTCAAGGCTTCAATTATGCTTGGTGCTACGCATATCCGTTTAATCGTGTTGTTTTCGCCCTCGCACCGCTGTTTTGGAACTCTTGGAATAAACTCATCCACTAAGTCAAATGAAACGTGAACCATAGGCTACTCCAATTCTTCCTCTGCCGGAAACTGAAATACTTTCATGTAATTCTGACTTGCATATTTTTGATATTCTTTTCTAAGCATTTCCATGGCTTTCTTTGCCTTTTCTTCTGTGGAATATGTGGCTACAACGCCATGTGCAATTTCTGATGGTCTGGCAATGGTATCTCTTATCGCAACAATGGAATTATCTTTTGTAATTCCAAAGACAAAATTTTCATATGGAATATCAGTTCTACCGTCCTGTGATATAACTCTCATGGCAACCTCCTAATCTTTCATAAAGTCCGGTACGTTCTCGTCATTCTCAACGACTTCTCCGGCTACTTTCTCCGGCTCTGGTTCAACTACTTCGCTCCCGGTCTCAATAGCTTCGGATTCAGCTACAACAAATGGCTCTGAATTGGCATTTTCCGCAATTTCTTCCTGCGTCTGCTGATAAGTTTCATCCATCTGCATAAGAGACTGTTTTGCAATAGCATTAAGGTCTTTTGGATGCTTTTTGATTGCATTATTACGCATCTTTCGGACAATCATGGATTCCGATGTATCAAGCCATGCGGCACTCATGTATGGTTTCGCAACTTCACATGCAAGCATATCTTCAATAGTCTTACAGTCTAAAAGTGCTTTCAGAATTTCATTTTTCTTTTCTGCGATAGCTTTCTTTTCTGCCTCCGTTGCATCATAACGTGTCTTTTTGCCACCTTTTACAAGTCCAAAAGTCTCATTCAGAAGATTATTTCGAACATGAGCGAAAAGATTTCCTTTTACGCTTTCACGCTCTGCGATCATGTACTCGATTTTTCCATCATTCATTTCAACAGGATAAACAACACGGATCACTTTCTGTGACAATCCTTTTTCTTCCCACTCCGGCGGTGTAACTTCAACACCTCTGTGCTTCGGATATGTAAATTCATCCCCTTCTTTCACAAGCCATACTGGATATACCTTTTTAACATCAACACCAAAGTTGCGAAGAAGCGCATCGTTTCCGTCTCCCTCGATTCCCATTTCTACTTCCTTGTACCAGTTTCCATTTGCATCCTGTTTACTTCTCAACTGGAAGTAGCACTCCCTCGGCACTGCATTGGCATTAAGTTGAAGGCTTGATACCTGTCCAATAACCTGTCTCAAATTAGAACCATTTAAGTTGCTCATAGCGGCTTTGTTAGATGTAACAAGGTTGTAAATTGCACTCATAGATGCCATAGCACACTGCTTGGAATAATCATCAAACACAAGTCCATGCTCCGCAAAATCACGCTCCATAAGTCCTGTGTACTGGTTCGCATAATAAGAAAGCTGTGTATTCATTTCCTGTTTTCCCTGTGCCGCTACTTCCTGTTTTTTTGTTTCTGCCATAATTATTTTCCCTCACTTTGCATGATGATTTTTAATTTGTTTTCTGCTATTTCAAACTTTTCTTTTGCCGATTCAAGTTCCTTTTCTGCGACTTCTCTAAACTTTTCTTTTGCATAATCGTAATTCGGCTTTGTAAGGAAAATATTTTCATAATAGCCAGTAATTTTCCCTTCGTCCTCTTTTCTAACAAAGCTCATGCAATTTGGAAAACCTCTTTTCTTATCAACTGGATAATATGTCTTTGGTTTTTCAATCACTTCCACTTCTGTGACGGAGATTCCGTCAGAATTAAGTCCATAAAAATAAAGTTTCACTGCTTTTCCTCGCTTTCCTCATATTTCTTCACAACCGCCACCTTATCAGCACCATAGGTTTCCACCAACTTCATATCCACGGTTTCATCCGTAACCGTCAGCTTTGCGCCTTTGGCATTTACAACCGTGTCACCGGCTTTTACATCGTCTGATATAGCAAATATATATGACCGGCTCTGGTTTGGATATTTTGCTTTTATGTAATTCATTCTGATACCTCCGCAATCTCTCCATTTTCAATCGTATACCAAGTATTCGGCTTGATATTTTCCCCATCAACCTGCACCATTTTTGCACCGTTAAGAACCCATGCACTCTGGTTATTTCTGTCATATTCTGTATCATCTTCTGAACCAGTGTATTCCCAGTCTGCAAAAACAAGAAATGCCCCAAGAACGCCCTTGGCTTTTGATTTGTAACCCCAAGCAACAGCTACTGCATCCTTGTCTTCTGCCGAGGATGCTCCTTTGTATCCGGTTGCCGAGGATGCTCCACAGG